ATGCCAAACTCTGATCTGCTCCCTTCCCTACTGTTCAAAATCAACGAAAACCAGCTCGCCCTTGAAGCCGCCATCATGGAGCTCACTTTATGGGTCGAGCAGCGCGGATCCGCCGATGTCGCCGAAAACGTCCGAAGCTCTCTCGCCGCGATCGATCGAAATGAAGAATTCATCAAAATGACGTTGGCTGTTTTGATGGCGCCGGACTGACAGTTCGTCGCCGCAGCCTCGCCTACGTTCCGCCTCTCGATTACTGTATATGCAACCAGTATCCAGTAAGGCACTCACGTGGACCCCCTCTATATAGAAGACACCGACGATTGGCTCGGCAACCCGACCCCGCTTGAAACCTGCCGACACCAGCTCAGGATGTATGAAAACGAATTCGAGGCTCTCATCCTAAAGCTCGCTCGCGCGCTGGCGAATATCGAAGGACTGGTCAGAGACAATGACGCCCTCACGGAGGAGAGAAACTCTCTCAAGGCCAAGCTTCAGCACGCCGAAGGGGCTTTGCTAAGCGAGAGGCGACGATTCGCCGACGTCGAGCACAACAGGAACCATCTGTTAAATGAAAACCAGCGCCTTTTCAGAGAAGCTCGAGATCGGGGGGAATTCGCAGGTCATTGCGAATGCTGCGCCGAAAAAGGTTTGTGACGAAGCCTTCCCTTATGGGTCTACGCTGAATCAGATCCAGCCGAGGGCATGGCAATGTGCGGACGACTTTCCCAGTACAGCGGCATTCACGACTTCGTGGCGGCGCTCAGCATGCCGAACGCGCTCATCAACTCGACCGGCGAGCAACCCTTTGAGCGGTACAACGCCGCGCCAACCACTCAGCTCGCCCTCTTCCATCAGGAAGGCGAGTTTCTGCATGCAGATATGGTCCGCTGGGGATGGCGACCGCATTGGGCAAAAGACCGAGCCGCGCCAATCAATGCACGCGTCGAGAAAGTCGCCCATGGCCCTTTCTTTCGCGCGATCTGGCCGCACCGGGCAATCATCGCGATCAACAACTGGTTCGAGTGGGTAGACGAAGGGGGGCCGAAGAAGCAGCCCTACCTGATCAGGCATCGCGACCAGTCCCCGATCCTCTGCGCCGCGATCGGCCAGTACCCGAACGAAGAGCACGGCCCCGGCGAGCACAACGGCTTTGTAATCATCACCGCCGACAGCGCCGGCGGCATGGTCGACATCCACGACCGCCGCCCGGTCGCTCTTCCGCCAGAGCTCGCGCGGGAATGGTTGGACCCAGCCACGCCCAAAGAGCGCGCCGAACAGATGGTGCTGCATGAGGGCGAGCCATCAGAGGCTTTCGAATGGTTCAAGGTCGATCGCGCCGTGGGCAATGTACGCAATCAACAAAGCGGATTGATCAATCCGATTGATGAAAAAGCTGAATGATTTAATGCTGAGAAAGTGTCTTCAGGTGCTCCACCAGCGCAGATTCGAAAATGATATAGAGCCTTTCAGCATCGCCAGCGCGCAGGGCGCCGGCGGTTTCCAGCCCAAGCACGAAGCCTTCTGCCCGTGCTCCCGCCTTTACCGCCGTGATCATCGAATCCGTCCGGACGATCTGCGCCAGCAGGCGATCGGCCTCTCGCTGCATTTTGTCGCCCATCACTACGCCTTCCACAACGATTCACCCTTTGTATTCACTGCGACATCCAATACATCACCGCCAGGACGACCGTAACCCAAACGAGGGTCATCAAAAACGAAAGCCCTGCGAGTCGCTTGTCCACGTACATATCGCCATCATCAAAAAGGAATGATGGTTCAAGACCAAAGGCCCTGCAAGCGTGGCGGAGGGCCATCAATGTTGCAAGTTTCGCACATAGTCCTGGCACGCCTGCAGCGCGATCAGTCCGCGGTCACCGGTGTCGGTGATGGCGATAATTCGTTGAGCATGCGCCGCGTCAAGTCGGGCTCGTACGGCTGCATGATCCACGCCGCCGGCGCCGGAGGCTTTTGGCACGTCACTGCTACCGGCTGAATCCGCGTCGATGAGGACTGACAGCCGCAGATCAGCAGTGGCAAGGCGATCGCGCAGGCGATTCTGGTCACGTTGGGCATCACTCAATTTCCTGTAATGGGTTTGCTCACTGGCCGCCAGTCGCTGCTCGAGCGCCAGGCGCTTGTCCTGCTCGGCCTTCTGCGCCTCGGCGCTGGCCGCGGCAAGCTGATTCAGCCTCTCGCCGTTGAGCCTGGCCTGCTCGGAGAGCTGCCGGTCATAGCGCCAGTCCTGGAACTGCCAAGCGCTGCCAAATCCAGCGAGCACAATCAACAACACACCGACCAGTTTCCACGGCAACGCCATCACGGCACATCCTTGAAGAAGACGTGACCACCCAACTTCAGCGTCTGCTTCGCCTTTGCCGCCCAGGCCGGCGCCTTGATGGTGGTGGCGTAATAATGGGTGGCACCTCCGGTGGGATCCGGCACCTTGCCGTCGATCACCTGGTCCGCCGCGATACGACACTGCGCCAGCTCGCGGAACGGGATCTGTTTCATGCCGATCAGGAACTGATAATTCGGGTCGGTCTTGTTCCAGCAGCTGAACTGCCACGGCTTTTGGCAGACGCCGGCATAGCCTTCACCCCACCAAGACTTCTCCTTTCCGTCGAACACGCGATTGCGGACCGTCCAGGCCACGGCGACTTGGCCGGCAGCGCCTTCGCCGCGCGCCTCACCCCACAGCGTGCGGGCAAGGATGTCTCGGTCTTTCTCGGTTACTGGCATCACTTTTCTCCAGGCAAAAAAATACCCGCTCGATGGCGGGGCTCTTGTGTATCGCTTATCGTCACTCTGACGTCGGCGACTCTGCTGCGGGCTTCAGGGCATTCAACTCCGCGCGCAGCTCTTTGACTGCACCCATGAGGTCAGTCACCAAAGTCATCACGTCCAGAGATTGAACGCGAGGTGTACCGTCTTCGTTCAGCTCATCTTTTTCACCAATGACGGCCAGCGGATTCACCTGCTGCGCCTCATGGGCGATAAGACCCTGACGTGTACGTCCATCGTCACTCCAGACTTCAAACGTTTTGTGGCGGTATGTAACGACGCGGTACGCGTCAATTCGGTCGAGAAAGCTCACTCCTGAAACCGTTTGGATCAACTTTTTAATTCGGTAATCGGACGTGTTGAACGCTACGTTACCGATAAAAGTTGAGCCCACCCACGCTTCGAAGTTACCTGTCCAGTTGAAGTTATAGGGCTGGCCAAATGCGCCACCATTGATACCTTGGCGCCCTGATATTCCTCGTGGTCGTACATACTCAGGAACGGTCAGATTGCCCGCATAGTCATAGATCAAGCGGGGGCCGCCTTGGGTGTTAGTAGAGTTAACAGTTCTCCAGGTGAACCCCCCTGTTCCGCCCCCTTGGTTTATCGTGAAGTTTCCTTCGCCAGTACCTTGTTCGTTCCACCCAAAGTACATGCCTTGTGTAGCTGCATATCCGCCGGCTCCTGCACCCACTCCCACCTCATTGAATCGTGGCCGTCCGTTATTGCTAGAGGTGCCTCCTAACGTCTGAGAAAGTGGAGTGGTCAGACCTGTCAGCGATGTAATGTCACTATTTGGCCCTTTCATCGCCCGCGCGGTGACCTGCGCCTGCAGCTTTCCGATTGCAGCCAATACGGTGTCGGTCGCGGCAACTACTGTCGAGGTGACCGTGCTTAGGCCGGCCAATACCGACTGCAACACCCTTGAACCGGTAAAGTATTTGTTCGCCGCCCCTTCAGGCACCACGTCTGTATCTAATGTCGTCGAACCCGTGCCACCTTTGACGATTGGCAGAACGTCGTAGTTACCGGTGGTTCCGAGCGCGGAAAGAGTCGCGCCCCATTGCCGATTGATCTCGCTGAACGCGTCAGCGAGCGCTTTCGGGTACCCCTGAACGGGCATGATCGCGTAAGCCACGCCGCTGGCGGTTGGTCCTTTATAGGCCGGAATGATCGAGATGACAGTCGCGCTGGCGACGTTGCCAATCTCATAGTTCGCACCGTCCGGACCGACAAAGGCGTCACCGTTTTTTGCATTTGCGGCAAAATCTGCATTCGTACCGACAACGGTCGTTGATCCGTTGGTGACGGCAACAGTCCCACCTCTAAGCCAAGGCATGGAAGTATCCTAATTTTGGTCAATAAAAAACCCGCACTGGGCGGGCTTGGTTTCTCATAGCGGACGCATGGGTCGTGCAGCAAAAGTAGTTCTGCCGTTTTTGGCAGTGCCCCCCTCCGAATTCACCACTGCACCGACATAACCATTGAGGGTAGTCCGAACTCCTGCGTGAAAACCGCAAGGCGTCTCAAGCGTTGTGTTGCCGTTGTAGATCTTCCCGCCGAGCAGTGTCGACGCCAGAAAGTAGTCCTCGTACGAACCAGTCCAGGGCATCTGATACCCGCTCCAGTAGACCCCGGACACTTCGCCCCCGCGGTTGTCCAGCGACCACCCCTCATTGATGGGGAATCCTGTCATCACCAGAAGATTGTCCGCGCCGACAAAAATCTGCTCGTTCGCAGCATTGCGTAAACGCAGATCGTATTCATTGGGTGGCGACGTGGAACGGAATGTAGCGACCAGCCATCGCCCACTGCAGTCGGTACTGTTGAAGGGCGCCATCAGGTGCAATTTGAAGTAGAACCCGGTCCAGTTGCCCGGGCCGCCGGTCTGCATCAGCGTGTGATACATGCCGTGGTTGTTCGGATTCAAGAATACATGTGGCGCTTCGGCAGTTGTTATTGGTGCTTGGTAAGTGATCACCGCCGTGGTGATCGTGGTCGATGAAGCCGGGGTTTTCCCTATGGCGTAGCTTCCAGAAGCCGCTACGTTCAAAACTTTGTTGTCGCTGTCGATCTGGAAGAAATTCTGGCCGTTACGCGACCTGAATCCGTAGTCCATGCCGCCTCCTATTGGTATGTCAGAATGAACACATTGAGCACCAGCCCTTGCCCACGTCGGACTCGGAGCTGTCCTGCCGACCAGAAAACAGCGGGCAACGCGGCAAACTCATTCGCTTGACTGGCAAGGGTCACGCACACAAACGACTGCGCGGTGATCTCCGGCATGCTGATGAAGCTGGTGAAGTCGCTGGTGATGGGGGGCACGGTGACTTGCCTGGTCACAATCGACCGGACTGTCATCGTTGATGACTCAAGTGTCACCCGCCCCATCGCGTCTTTCGTTCTCGCACCGTAGTAGTCCATTACGTCATCTTCCCGAGCGCTGCGCGCTCGATGTAGTTCAAGTCGTAGACGTAGATGCCGTTGTTGTTCAGCAACGTATAACCGGTGCTCGACTGGCCACGAAGCGTGAACGTACCCGCCGGAATATTGATCTCCAGCAGCGGCAACCCTTGCGAGTTGAGAGCCGCCGATCGCAGCGTCATGCCCAGGACCAGCTCCTTGATGAAGGCCTGGCTGATGATTGCGGTGTTCATGAACACCTGGCCACCCTGCACAACAAATGGCGCAATCATTTGGCCGCTCACCTCATCGAGGATCGCGAACCGTTGGGCGAACGCAAGGATCTGCGACTCTTGCTGTTCACCTTCCACGCCGATGGCGAGGCCGGCCATTACCGTCCTGTTCCCAACAGTGGTTGATGTTTTGATGGTCGTCAGCGCAGACACTTTGCCGTTCAAGCCGGAAACAGCGGTGCTCGCGGTTTCGGCTTTTGCAGTGGCATTGTTGGCAGTGGCCGAGATCGTCTCGATGCGCTGCGCAGTCGCTTCCTTGTCCGTTGCAACCGCAGACTCCAGCGTTGAGAGGTTGGCGGCATTCTTCCCCACCGCAGCATCGAGGGACGTAAAGCGCGTCGCTGACGCAAGCTTTTCCTCCGCTATCACCTTCTCACTTGTAACGATGCTGGCCGTGTTCTGATACGCCTTGAGCGCCTCGCTCATTGCGCCGGTGCCGTCATCCTCTCGCCACGCCGCTTGCAGCGCCTGCATCGTTGACGCCTGCGCGGTGACCTTGCCGTCGATGGTTTCGATTTTGGTCGAATGCTGCTGGATCTGCAGCGCCATCGCGTTGGCGGTCTCGGCAATCGTCCCCATGTCGTACCAGAACTCGGCATTCGGAGGAGCCGTGCCGACCGGCACCGCCTTCACCGCCGAGAACAATCGCCCATCAAGCCGGACCACCTCGCCTTTGCTGTATGGCTTGGTCGGGTCATACGCCATGGCGTCGGTGATTTCGCCAATGAGGTCTTCCAGCTCCTGCTTGGCCTGCTCAAGCCGCTCATTGACTGAGCCCTCGCCATCACCAGAAATCTTTCCGATTTCCGCAAGCAGCTTCTCACCAAGGGCAGACTCCTGAATCCTGCCTAGGAAGTATTTTTCGTACTCGGACTGGTCGATGCTCACCTGCCCATTGATTCCATTCACGGCGGGAAACCAAGGGCCGATGTTGCCAATGCGGTCCACCAAGCGCCCCCAGAAAAACAGACTCGTACCTGGCACGACGTTCTGCATTTCGTGGTTCGATTGGGGATAGGCGAAATCGGCCAGCTTGACGGCCGTGGTCAGGTCGTTGACCTCGTTGTTCCAAATTTCAGTTCGCTGGGTATCTTCTGTACCAGATGGGAATCCCCACTCGAGACCAATGCCATAAACCTTGCTGATCGTCTTCAGATACGCCAGCGCCGGCGGCAAACCCTGCTTCCCGCTGAGGTTGGTTAGGATCGAGTTGCGCCACGGCGACGTGATGTCGAAGGCGCTCACCGCTCGCACCCGCGCCACATAAGCACCGGCGTAGATGCCGACCACGTCCACATTGGTCATACCGGTGCGCTGCAGCTTGATCCAGTTGCCGCTGTCTTTGCGCCATTCCACGTCATAGCCGACCGCACCATCCACGGCCGGCCAGGTGATCGTCATGGTGGCCACGGCCAGCCCCTGCACAACCGATGAAGTCGACGACAGCGAAACGCTCGCCGGCGCCGGAACGACGGTGATCGGGATCACGCTGATCGGGCGTTCTTCCAGGCGTGCGCCGGTGTCGATGAAAGCGAACTTGCTCGGCTCGAACTGGAGCGCGCTGATTTCATAGTCACCTTCGGTGGTGCGTTTGGTGCGCAGCACGCGATACAGCGGGATTGCCAAGTCATCGGCGTCGAGCGCCCATTGCAACTGCGCCACCGGAGGCTGGCTGTAGGCGACCGTCACCGTGACGGCGCGGCCGTTGACGCTCTGCACAGTCCGACCTTCGGCGCGGCCGCCCGGGAGGTTGATGATCAGCCGGTCGCCGGCCTTGGCCTGGGTGTCGCGATCAAGCGTGATAACCCGACCCGTCACCGCCGAGATCCGGCCGCCGACTTCGCGTCCAGCCAGCAGCGAATCCGCCACCGGGATGATGTGGCCGGGTAGCGGGATTACGCCTTCCATGCCTGTCTTGAACGAGACGGTGCGGTCCTGGTTGTTGCTGAGGATCGCCCACTTGCCACGGCGTTGGGCCTCGGAGGCGCGGGTGCAGCCAATGGCGCTCAGCTCGGTCGGGCGATCGCCGTAGCGGCGCTGGAGATCCAGGTCTGCGAACGGAATGACATCGGTGTCGTAGTTGTTGGCCGGGTTGTCGTAGCTCACCAGCGCCCGGGTGTACCGTGTTTTCGCCGAGGCGCTGCCATAGGAGAACTTACCGTCGATTACGTTTGAGCGAGTGAAAACGTAGTCAATATCCTGCGCGCGCGGCATGTCCGCCTGCATCACCAGCTGGCCCTGCGCCCAGTACGTCATGCCCCGGTAAATTGCCGAGATGTCGCGAAGCAGCGACCAAGCATCAGCCTTGCCCTGCAGGTTCATGTCGCAAAGGAATCGCGGTTCTTGTCCGCCCAGTCCGTTCGGCACCAGTTGGTCGCAGTATTGGGCGATGCGGTACAGCTCCCACTTGTCGACCATGAACGGCTTGATTCGCTTGCCTAGCCCGAAACGGTCTTCGGTACAGATGCCGTAGGTGATCCACGCCGGGTTATTGGTCCAGGCCGATTTCATCGAACCGTCCCACGTTCCGGTGTAGGTGCGCAGGATCGGGTCGTAATTGCTCGGCACCATCCAGCGGCGCGCCTTGCACTTCACGGTGACGGCCGGGATGTTGGTGAATTGCTCGGCATCGAATTCGATGTAGAGCAGCGCAGTGTTCGGGTAGCGCAGCTTGGCGTCGATGACCTCTGTGTAACCGGCCACCAGCATCGTGTCGGCGATCTTGTTGGTGTTCTGGTTCGGCGTCAGGCGGCGCACGCGGATCTGCCAGCCAGTGGTGGCGTCAGGCAGATCGATGCGGCGCGAGCGCTCGTAGCGCGTAGTGGTCTTGCCGTCGACGGCGTCCACCAGCACCTGCTGATAGGCGCCGCCATCCGTGGCCACGTCGATTGCGTACTCGATCCGGTACCCGCCGACATTACCCTGGTCATCCGAGCGTTGCAGCGCCGGCCAGGCCAAGCGCATGCGCACTGCGGAAAGCTGGGTATTGGTGATCGAACGAACCCACGGCGAATCGCTGCGCAGCTCGATGTTCAGCGACGTCTCGTTTTCCACGGACGGAATGCCAGGAATGTACGTTTGATCAACCGAGCCCGGCCGCCAGTCCCACTTCACGTTCGGGAAGTTGTAGTTGCCGCTGGCATCGCGAATCGGCGTGTTGTCCAGGTAGATGTCGTAATCGGTCGGGACGCTGTCGAATTCACCCTCGCCCACAGCAATGAGCAGCTTTGCCAGGTTGGTCGAGCGCAGGCTATCGCTGGCTTCGGTCGGCGACTTCGGCTTGCTGCTGCCGCCCTTCTCGCCGTGGATATCGATCTGTGCTGCTGCGCCCATGCTTTCCTCCAGGCGTAAAAAAACCCGCCGAAGCGGGTTAGGTGGTGATCTGTGCGGTGGAGCTTATGAAACTGCTGGCAGATGGAGAAACTCTAAAGACAGGTCTTGGCGCTCGCGACGCGGCGATCGATTATCCATCCCATGCTGCCGCTAGTGTAGAACCGAACTACGGTTTGCCCCTTTTCGCCGATAACGTCCGCCATCTCTCTGTTTCCGGCGTTAACCACAGACTTCCCACCGCCTGGGCGAGGCTGAAGGCTCACCGCGTAGTGGACCCCCGCCAGGGACTGGTTTTGCCAGGCATAAAGGATGCATTCTGCGACCTGCTGCTCCGGCTTCTGGGTTGTGAAAGTCTTCTCAGGCCCCTCTGCCCGCATATCTTGGAGTGATGTGGTACAGCCGCCAAGAGCAACAACACAACAAAATGCCGCGATAATCCTTTGCATCGTCTTCCCTCCGAAAATGGCGACTGTATCACCGGCCGGTCCCAGGCCGTTAAGCTTTGTCTTCAGCCAGGATTGACGCAGAGATGATCATCCCGCCCCACCGGCGTTCACCGATGCAGATCGGTACCGGATTGCCGCTGGCAGTGGTGTTCTTGGCGCTGCCGAAGGCGTAGGACGGGGAGTTCTCGGGGGATGCGCTTTGCTTCAGGCCTGAGGCTTGCGGGCTGAGCATTTGGATCACACCCCCGATAGCCATCGACGCGCCGGCCGCATACAAAAACGGCGATGCTGCTGCAAACGGAGTGAACGACAGCACATAGGCTGCGGCGATCACCACTGTGCCGATGATGGTCTGCAGTCCGCCGGCGCGCTTGCTCCCGGAAATCACCGGAACAATGCGAATTTCACGCGTACCGCCAAGATCGAATCCGTCCATTCCGATGTTTGAGCGATTCCGGAAGATCGCAAACTTCAGCCCAAGGCGCTCCAGTCGTTTAATCTCATCGGCGAAACCATCAATGGTCGCATTGAGCGCACGGAACACCTCCATGGCCGATCCGCCGTCGAGAAGGAACGTCTTGCTCCGAAAAAAATTCTTTGCAAGCGAGCCGGACAACATGACTTTCGTCATTGGCGTGTAGGTAATTGCTGAGCACATGCCATTCTCCAGGCAATAAAAAACCGCCCGGAGGCGGTCTGTTCAGAGAGTCGTGGGCAGTATGTCTATCTGCCCATCGCCCCCGGTGAAAACTCGGTATTTCTTGACCGCGCCGTCTTTCACGATCGCTTCCCGCTCCACTCGGGCCGCGCCCATGGAGCAGATTCCAGATCCGGTGTATGCCGCACCGACTGAAAACGAATCAGGCGGTAGATAGAACGATGCCTTCTGGCCTTGGTCGAGCTTGGCGGCCTGCTTGCCATCGATGAAAACGGCCATTGAACAAAGGCTTCCAGTCTGCCCAGAGTCGCGGATCACTTGCAGCGTCCCATATGCCCCAGATGGCTTGGACTGGTAGGCCGACAGCTGACTTGCCGGGGCCTGCTTGGCTTCATTGGAAGGCGTCGGCGAAGTCGCACACCCCGCCAACAGCGCTACCGCCAGCGCTCCTACGATCAATTTCATGCAGGTCACTCCTGTGGGAAAGGATGCACGATATCACCCTGAGACCTGTGTGGGCATCCAGCGTGGACGAAAGCCCAGTGGATAAATTGGATCCGTGCGTAGTAGCGTGAAGCCATTAACGAACGGAGCTCAACAATGTCACATGCTGCAATTTCGATTCCGGACTACTTGAAAGAAAAATATGAAGATGCAAAAAAGCTTCGTCAGGAAATCGTGTGGAGCACAAAAAATCCAGAGATGCTAAACGTCCCTACGCAGGAAATATTGGAGCACTGTGACAGCCACAAGATAACCGGTCTTTTCAGGTATTTCGTCAAAGACTCGTTCTACGATTTTGACGAAAAGGGCGAACAGAAATACGTTCCACCAGACATTAGAACGCTCTCTTTTGAATATGCAATTCGAGAGAATGTCTGGCGCTTCACCTGCTCGACTGGAGATTGAGAATAGTCCAGTCCTTTGCCCGCAAGCCCAAGGACTGGGATTGCGCCAATTTCGGCGCGTTTATGACCTGGAGGTCAATGTGGCATACGAACTGAAACCCTTCGAAAACGGGATGCTTATGGCCCTCGCATCCCTGACTTACGCGCTCAAAAAATCACCAGGATTCGATGGCGCTGCACTGGACGCCGCAGCCAAGTTTTTCACTGACATCCCCGCCCGCGGCTGTAGTGACGGTGACGACTTTGATGCTTATGAATGGCCACTAAGCGTAGTTCGAAGAAGCGTGGCGGATATCGAGAAGCTTCTCGAAAACAAAGGCAACTAGCCTTTCGTAAGCCGCCAGATGGGTTCACCGCTGGCGGTTTTTGCTGCTGATTCGATTGCGTTTTTCATAATTTTCTCCAGTGGGCGCGCCGCATCAAGTAGTTGTTTGTGCATCTTTGTGCCTGAGAATCAGGCGTGTTCGGTCGAGCCAAGGCCCGCCGAAGACAATGACCTCAGACGGCCTGCCATACAGGTGGTGCAGCAGGAAAGGTCCGGGGCCAAACGTGGCGGCATCTTCGCCAGGCAGAGCTGGATCAGCGCCAAGGAAAATGCCGGCGTGGTTCGGGTAAACGGTGCGCCCCACTTCCATCACGATCATGTCACCGCGCTGCGGCTGGTCGACTCGGTAGAAGCCGGCGGCCTCGTAGTTTGCTTCGTACAGGCTGATGTTTTCCTTGCTCTCCCACCAGCCATCCGCGCGCTTGAACGCTTCGAATTCCAACCCCCACTCGCGCTTGTACCAATCGGCGCACACCTGCCAGCAGTCCCACGCCTCGTGCATAAATGGCCGTTTCAGCAGCGGCACCTCGCCGGTAGGCACGATGGTGCGCAGGTCACCTTCCGGCCAGCTCAGGATATGCCAAGGCATCGCGGTCGCTTCGCACATGGCGAGGTCACGCGGTGACGGCCTGCTGGTGGCGTCCGGATGTGAATGCACCACGCCGATCACTTCACCGACGTCCTCGGCCGTCGCGTACTCCTCGGGATCGATTCGAAACTCTTCGTTCGGCTCCGTCGAGACGTTGATGCAGGGGAAGTATTGCTGCTTGCGCCCAATCGCCAGCAGGAGCCCGCAGCACTCTTTCGGGTACTCGGCGGCCGCGTGCGCCTGGATCGCGTTCAAGATGTGCTTTCGCATGTCAGCTCCGTGCGATCAGGGAAACGGCCGGGAAGCCACCGAACGGCAGCGGGTTGCCCTCGCCGAAGCGCGGAATGCAGCCCTTGCCCAGCGTGGCGTCGCATTGGTCCAGTTCAGGGTTATCGGTGATGACGCCGTCCTTCGTGACATACGGGCCGGTGTAGCCACAGTTCGGCCCGCGATACCCATCGGTGAGGCACCAGTGGCACAGCGTTGTCGCTTGCCGCCCGATCGACTCATTGCCCACGTCGCCCGGGCTGGCCAGCTCCCAACTGACATTCTCCCCGTCCTCGTTCGTTTTCTGGTCGATGTACCAGACCTCGATCGTCTCTTGGGTTGGGTCTGCTGTAGGGTTGCCGGCCGGGAAGTTCGCAGCGTCGAGGTAGCTGCCGAGCGTGTGCCGCATCGTCAGCTTGAATTCGAGCAGATCTTCGAACGCCAGACAGAGCGCGGTGATGCGCCCGTTTACGTTGCCCACAGACAGAGTCGGCCGAACCGCCGTACCGTCGCCGTTCGCCTCGATGCCGTCGATCTGCATCGGCCAAGCGCTGTACTCGTTGCCTTGCCAGTAAATGGCCTTTGCCGGCAGTTGGTCGGCATCGGCGCCCGCGGCTATTAGTTCGGCCGGAGTGTGGGGGATTGAATGCCCATGAAAGCGCAGAACATCCGCACCGTAGTCCGTCCCGTCCAGTTCAAAGAGCAGCACTTCGCTGCCAGGCTCAAGCACCTGGATGTCACTGATCAGCGGCATGGTTACCCCTTATGGATGGAATGCCCGCTCGAACGTGGCGGTGAGTTTGAAAACGCCGCCGCCCACCGGAGTGGGCACGGGGTTCTTGCAGGTGAACAGGCCAAGCTGGCCCAAGGGAGTTGTCCAAAGGAAGGCTTTCGCGCCGGCGTGCCGATCAAGGAACGCCATGATCTCCAGCACCTTGGCCTGAGGGCCGCTGTAGGTGATCGGGTACGCGTCCTCCTTGTTGTTCGGTCCATCGCCAACTTCCTGTTTGTAGCCGTCGCCGAACTGCGCGGTGCGCACCCGATACAAGATCTCGGGCGCGTCACCGTGCTGGGTCGGCCAGATGAACTTCTCGATGGCCATCAGCCCCTCCCGTTCGTGAGTTTCCAGATTGATCCGCCGGGTTGCAGCGCTCGGGCGATCGCGGTTTCAGCTTCGGCTTTCGCCGCCTGCTGAATGCCTTTGCCAAGCTGCGTCGTGTCTTCTGCGCTGGCCGCGCCGCCAGCGCCTTGGGTTTGTACCGACACTGCGACGGGGAAGTTGTAGACGTTGCCGCCTCCACTTCCGCCGCCGCTGATTGCACGCACGCCCAGTTGGCCGCCGGCGGTGCGGGTCAGTGGCATGATTGCCTCAGGCCCTGCCTCGCCCATGACGCCGGTCTGCCCGTTCGCCATGCCGAAGGCTGTCGGCTTGCTGACCACGGAGTTGGTGAACGCCGCGCCATTGGCGAACATCTGGACGCCCGACGACCAGGCACCGCCGAGCGCCTGCGGGAAGTAGGTGCTGGAGTAACCGGCCGAGGACGCGCCGAGATTCGAAGATGTTGCACCGGCAGTTCCAGCCGCCAGCCCGTTACCGCCGCCTCCGCCAGTGAAGTAACTGGTGGCCGCACCAACCAGACTGCTCAGCAACGCCGAACTGGCCTGCCGGGTCGCGATGCGCGCCATGTCCGCCAGAATCGACTTGGTGAAGTCAGCAAACGAAAGCTTGCCGGTCATGGCGAAGTTGACGACCGCGTCTTCCATAGAGCTGAAAGCGTTGCCGAACAGGGTTTTCGTCTGACCGGCAATGTTGCTCGCCGAGTCCAGGTAATTGGCCCAGGCTGACGTCGCGCCCTTGGTCCAGTCCCCTTGAGCTTTCTCGACATCGGCGTAGTTCTGCCGGATCTGATCGGTTGCGGCCTTGTTCGCATCGGCGAGCGCTTGCGACTTGCGCGCGAATTCCTCCTCCGACATGTTGCGCGAAGGGTCAGATCGCTGGTTTTCGAGTTCCAGCGATTGCTGAGCAAATCGGTCCTGCTGGCTGTTCAGTTCGCCGTTCAGTGCGTTCTGTCGATCACCCTGGCCAACGCCAACTACCGCCCGCTGCCCTGCCAGTTCCAGTGCTCTCTGCTGCTGGCTCAAGGCCTGAACGTAGGAGGAAATCGCTCGCTCCTGCTTCGCCAGCCTTCCGGTTTCGCTGGTAGCGAGCACTTCGAGCTGGCTGTCAGCTTCCTTTTGAGCCCTGACCATGCCGGCGCGAGCATCGGCAATCTTCTGATCCAGCTGGATGCTTTGCGCGGCAGATGTGGTCTTTTTCGCCTTCGCGGCTTCCAGCGCAGCGATCTCAGCCTCGTAGGCTGCGGTTACTTCGTCGCGCTCGTTACCGATGATCGCTTCGCGCTTCAGGGCGTAGTCGGCTTGGGAAACGAGCCCAGCCTTCTGCGCTGCTTCCAATTCCTTTTGAGCGTTTTTGTATTCGGCGCTGATGGCTACCAGGTTGTTCTTGGCGTTGTTGAAGCCGGTCAGATCGACTTGCGACCCGGCCGCTTTCGAATCCTTGAACTGGTCATTGATGTTTGCCAGGTTCTTGTCGATTGCCGCCTGATTCAGTCGCGGATCGTTGGGCGCGACCTTGCGGATGTCTTCGAGCTGCCGCTTGTACTCCTTGATCGCGTCGTTGCGTTTCTGCTCATTCGTCCACGCCGACTTGGTGAGAGCGTCAACCTTCGCCATGGAAGAGACGGCATCGCCTTGGGCCTTTGCCTGCTCACCCTGCCACTTGGCGATATCGGCTTCTGCAGCCTGCTGGTCCTCCAGCATGTTGAGCCGATTTTGATAGAGATCGATCATCTCTTGCTTGTTTTGGAACAGGCCAACGTCGCCGGATTGTGCCCGGGACAGGTCCCGTCGCGCTTGCTCGATATCGGCGCCGATATCGGGACGACCGATATTCTTCAGGCTGTCAGCGGCCCGAGCAACTGCGTTGTATCCCTTTTCCCAAAAGCTCAGATTCTCGAGGATCCGGGGCGTGCGTTCGTTGATTGCATCGGCAAACGACTCAGTAGCCAGCTTCACGGCGCCGGCATGGTCGCCCTGCTTCTCCAGTGCGGTGATCTGCGAGTAAACCGACGCAGTGAGATAGTGGTACTGCTCATTCAGCGCGGCAGATGCCTTGACCGGGTCGTCAGCGAGCTTGGCGAACTCCGCGACAGTCTCGCTAACGGCCTTGCCGGTCGCTTCCTGCATCGACACCGCTGCTTGAGTGATGCCCGTAAAGCTTTCGCCAGCAATCTTTCCATTGCCGGCCAGCAGCGCGAGAACCTCAGCGGCTTGCCCAGTTGTGCCGACAGTCGCGCTCACCTGACGCGCCATATCGCCGAGCTGTCCAGCACTCACGCCGGCGTAATTGCCGGTCAGGATCAGCGATTTGTTGTAGCTGTCTTGCTCCTCGCTTCCCTTGTAGGAAGCGTATGCCAACCCACCCACCGCGGCAGTGGCCAGCGCCAGCGGGCCGAGAATCGCCAGCAGGCCCGCCGCGCCCTCACCCGCACCGGCGCCCAACTGCGCAACAGCACGAACGCCGCTCCCCCAATCACCCGACGACAGCGCATTCCCCAGCTGCACCACGTTTTCCTGCGCCTGGCGCGAGCCGAGTCGCAACTTTTCGAAGCCGGTGGCAGTTTTGTTGAGCTTGTCGTAATCCTTGTCGATCTTTCCCAGGGCGGTGTTGTACTCGCCTTGGCTGATGCGGCCGGCATCCAAATGTTTACCGAGCTGCTCTACCTGCGCATCGAGTTTCGACAGCGCCGCGCGTGCTGGGTCAATTGCGCCCAACAGGCTATTCAGCGCCTTCTGCTCATCCATGGCCGACTTGGCCAGCGCTACCTGCTGCTTGTCGAGCTGCGCCGATATCTTCGCGGCCTCAGCTTCGCCATAGGCGCCGGTCTTGGTCAGCTTCGCCAATGCGTCCCGCTGCTTTGCGAGATCCTGCGTGGTTTTGGCGTTGGTAGAGAGAGACTTCTCCAACGCCTGCATTTCGTTCATCAACGAAACGGCGGACTGCTCGGCGCGGCCGCCGGCCTTCGCCATTTCATCCAGGCTGGTTTTGGCCTGAATCGCATCGGCCGAGTCGATCTTGACGCCGAGCTCTGCAATGTTCATCGACTCACCTTGAATAAATGCCCGTTTTCACGGGCTATTGTCGCGGGCCGCAGCCATAACCGCGATCGCCTCCGATTCCATGATGCGAATGTCTTGGAACACGCGGGGACGCTCTTTGGCAGGAATACCGACGAGCTTCATAACGTCAGGCAGAACGCCGTAATCGAGACCGGTTGCGCCGCATGCACCAGTGCGCCACTGAGTCCACATCGAGTCCATGACAAGGAACGATTGCCAGTTGTCCGGCCAGACTTCGAAGGTCTCGTCGTAGTCGTCAGGAGAAAAGCCGAACATCGCCATTTGCTCGGCATCACTTTCAACCTCGTACAGCGCACGGGCAGCGGCGGTTAGTTTCCCAGACGAGCCTTGCCGAAGGCCTCGCTATAGGCTTTCACGACGGCATCTGACACACCGACACAGCTTTTCACCAGCGCTGTTATCGAATCATCGTTGAGCTTGTCGCCGAATCCCCACGACACAACCAGATCCTTGATCTGATCGACGCCCTGTTCAACTTCTGCAGCGGTAATTTCGGAAAGCGTCGGCTCTGTACCTTTGAAGCGTTCGCCGACGGCCTCTGCTTTGGCCTTCCAGGAGTCGAACAATTCGGCAAGCGCGGTGCGATCGCGGTACTTAAAAGTGAACGGCACCATGGCCGGCTTTTCGCCAACTTGAGGAATTGCCACATCGACTGTGAACGTTGGTTTTGGCGCAATGGAAAACTTTGCCATAGGACCCCCTTAGGCGTTGTAGCGGGTTGGGCGAGATGCGAACGACAGTGTGATGGTCCGCGTCATGATGTTGTTTCGGCTGAGTGTTGGGGTCGCGGTAATCGACACGTAGGCGTAGTAGTAAATCGTCGCGCCGCCCGGCAGATTTGCGCGGATCAGGCGTGGTTCCTTGTCCTCGTCAGCCGCTTCAACGATCGAGACATAGGCCTGCGCTGGGTCGTCGGCGACCGGCAGCGTCATGCTGCTGGCGGATTTGTTAGTTGGAAGTTGGCGGTCATCGTCGTCTTCGAGGAAGCCGTAGGTCAGAAACTGTTGCTCACCACCGTTCGCAGTTGGCTCGGTGATCTGAGCGATTTGCGTCCAGCCGGTCGCCTCCCGAATAGTCCCCGCGCCAGAGCCTACCGGGTAGCTTTTCACGCTGGTGGTGTCCACGCCCTCGGCGGAGAATTCGCCAGTATCCGAATCGATAACGCGAGCCGGGCGGCCATTCAATTTTGCCCAGGCAGAATCGATCACAATCACGTCGCCATCGGTCAGGCCGTGGGCCGCTGCAGTAAGCACTGCTGGTTTGGCGTTGCTGATCGCAGTGAATGCTTTCGGCACGCTCAGAGTGGCGGCGATCTCGAATGTGGTGCCGTTGGGGATTTTGACGCTCATGGGTTTTCCTCTTTGCAGAAATGACGAAACCCGCGCGAAGGCGGGTTCAGGATTTGCCCAACGGGCGGGTTATGGCGTGGTGTCGGACCGGTACGTGAACGACAGCGGGACGGTGTAGGTTGAATCGCCTGTGATACCCGGGCCGACATCTACAGGGGTCATGGGCGTAACTACGAAACCATTTTTTACGTCGCGCACATAAAGCGGAAATAACGCGATGAGCTCGCCAGCAATAGGGTTGGTTTTCTCTTTACCGGTGCCGGCCGGGGAAATGATGCTGACCTGGAACACGCCGGTATAAAGCCGGTGGTCTCCCCCGAGCATGTTGCTGGCCGTGTCGCCCGGAATGGTGAACGCCCGCAGGTAAGTCTCGCCAGCTGCGGGCGTATACGCCATGTTCTCAAAAACGATCTTGAGTTTTTCCGACCTGGCAGCGTTCCAAGCGATCAGCTTTGCCTCGTAGATCGAGGCGATGATTGCATGACTCATACCTGGTTGTTCCTGATGGCCTCCAACACGATTTGCTGGAAGCGAGCCACGGTTACCCGGACCATGCCGCCGGGGGCCTGGGTCGAATGGCCGAACTCCAGCGGAATCGCATAGGGCAAATTGTTGATGATGTAGGCCATCTGGCCAGCGGTGAAGTCACTCATTGCGGCGACCAGCGCGGCAGTGGTTTCGGCGCCGCTTGGGTCCACCTCGTCAAAGGTGACGTTCTCGACTACGCCGAGCGAGATGTGCCAGTTCGCACGGAACCGGCCGCCGACGTAGCCCTCCGGTGCGACGATGTCCATGCCATCGTTGAGCTTCCGGCCTTTCTTGAGCCTGCCACCCTTGGTCAGGTTGGCCGGGTCGCTGCGCAGCGCAGTGTTGTGTTCGTCGACAGCCTTGTTGTACTCGGTCGCCACTGCGTTCTGCGCCCAGATCTCCGGGTTGCCCACTGGGGACATGCGGATCAGGCTGCTGCCGACCTCGATGATGATCTCGCGCACACTGGCGTCGATGGCTTTGCCGGTCTGCGCCGCGAACTCGGCAAGGCTCAGGGCGAAGCTGCCGGATTGGCCGGCACCCGCGCGACTCACGACCGCACCTGCAACTCATAAAGGATCGGCGTGCCGGCGGGATTCACCTCTTTCAACGGCGGCACGATGGACCAGGTGCGCCCCTGAATGATCACTTTGTTCAGCAGGTCCGGCACCCACTCCAGCCCCTGCGCGGCGATCTTGAGCTTCTTGTCGCCCTGCTTGATGAGGCTGTTGTTCTGGAATTCCTGACCGGTGAAGTCGAGCAGGATGCCTTGGGCGGTCTGCTCGACGGTTGCACCCGGTGCTTCCCCACCCAACTCAGGGTCATACTCGCCCGGCTCAGTCTTACTGATGGTCACGGGCTTGCCGAACTCTGTGATCATCTCCAGAGCCATCACGGCCATTTCGTCGTAGAAGGCCATGTTGGCTCCGTTTCAGCTATGCGCGCACTGCGAACAGACCGCGCTTCTGTAGGTAATCGGCAAACTGCGTTGCGCTCGGCCGGTCCGGCGCCGCGGGCATCATTCGGCCGCTGGTGTTCAGAATGCTCGCGTATTCGCGAGTTACCGCACCCTCGACACGCTCCAGCGTCACCGCGCCTTTGCGCTTCTCGATCGGGTCGACGTCGTCGGTGTGGATCTCGGCAGCCAAAGCCATTTGCCCGTACTGGATCCGCGCCGGCAGGTAGTTGTCTGGCTTGATTTCGTAATCCAGCTCGACGCCGCGGCGCGGCCAGGATAGGGCCTGTTCGCTGTTGGACTTTCGCCCTTTCCACGTCATGCCATCCATTGCCAGTGCGGACCGGCGCAGCAGCGCTTCCTGTGCTGGCACTTCCGCCGGGATGGTCACGCCGAATTTTACGGCGTACATGGCCAGGTCTTCGGCAGATGCGTAGCTTTCGGCGTCAGGCTTGCCGGTACCGTCCTCGATGATGAGAGTCATGAATCAGCTCGCTGTGGTGTGCTGGATCGGGCGCCGCGTTGTCAGCGCCCGGATGGTTACGCCTGGTGTAGATCAGCAACTGCCTTTTCCAGCGATTCTACCGAAGCATTCGCCCGATACGTCACATTGGCCGCGTCGAGCTGCGCTTTGAGGCTCGCGATCTTCTCAGCATTGTCGACGGGCTCCGCTGCTGCCTTGAGCCGTGCAACTTCGCCACGTAGCGATTCAACCTCGCCCGCCAAGTTGTCGCGTTCACCCGTGAGGGTTTCGAAACCTTCGTGAATGGCTTTCAGCGCACCGAACAAGCGGATCGGCAATTCGCCGGCGCCCGGGTGTTCCAGTTCCGTCAGGCCTTCTGCGGCTTCGATCAGCAGCACGATGCCATCGCGCTCAGCATTCAACTTGTCGATCAGCTCCTGCAGCGCGGCGTGATCACCACTATCGGCGATCAGCAGCACCGGCGCCGGTTCAACCTGCCGCACCGTCACCTCCGGCACATCATCGGCCTCTCCATCGCGACTTTCGGTGATGTTCGCGTCGATGATGCGCAGCCCGTGTTCCTTTGCCAGCGACTTCACATCTTCCCGGTACTGGTGAAACGGTCCGGGCAGATACCAGATTTTGTTGCTCATGATTGCATCTCCGCCAAGCCGGGCACACGTCCCGGCTTGGACATCACGGGGTTACTTGGAGGCGTCACCGATCAGAGCGACACCGGCGGTGTGCTTGATGCTGGTAGCGGTCTTGTCCCAGTTGGTACCGGTCGCCAGCTCGGCGTCGTTCGGCGACTTGCCGCCGGTGGTGGTATCCCAGGTGTAACCCTTCAGACCCAGGCCGAAGGTGTAATCGGTCTGGAGCGTGGTCTCGATGCGCTCCTTGCCGTTGGTGGTCTGGACGTTGCTGATGATGTCGCGGCCGTCGTGGACCAGCGCAGCGCCTTGCACCAGGGACAGGATGATTTCCTTGTTCGGGGTGCCGGCCTGCATCAGCGCAGGGGCATCCGTCACAACGGAGATCTTGCCGAGGATGTCCACCACGCGAACGTTGCCCGCCTGGAACAGCTGCTGCTGGTTCGCCAGGTTCTGGCCGACCAACTTGTGGTAGCTGGTGCCTTGCATAACCTGGGTGACCAGGTTTTGACTGGCGTCGCCGAACTTCGCGTGGGCGTTGTTCAGACCGGCGTAGGTGATGCCTGCGGTCGCCGACACATCGTTGACTGCGGCGGCTTGGGCGGTGATCGCTGCAACCAGTGCCGCGATCGCAGTGTTCAACTGGTCCTTCAGCAGGATTTCAGCGAACGCGCGGCTGGCAACCTCGATGCCTTGCGCGGTCGGGCGCTCCAGCCAGGTCATCTGCGATGGCTCATAGCGGATCGGACCGAAGCCGCCGGCGACTTTCACCGAAGTGTTCTTCAGCTCGGTCAGGTCGGTGGCAGCGACGGCGGCGTTGGCGCTGTAGCGGTCAACGCGGCGCTGGGCAGCAGCCAGGGTTTGGAAGAACGACTCTTGGAGGAAATCGCCAGTGAAGCCGTCCGGGGACAGCACGATTGCGCCGCGGCTCGCAGCGTTGAACGCGGCGAGATATTGATCCAGCGTCTCGAGAGTCGCAGGCATGATGTATTCGTTGAAAACCTGCATTTGCGACAGGGACATGAGTTATTTCCTTACGATTGAGGGAGATCTGGGAACCGGCTTGCGATTGCAGCCGTGCGCTCCTCTTTGGTACCGCCGATTTTTCCTTTCGGGGCCCCGCCCCCACCACCTGCACCGCCGGCCCCGCCGCCAGATGCCTTACTACCCGCGATCAGCGGCGCGAACGCCGCGTCATTCGCGATTTCTGCTTTCAGCTCATCCAGCGTTGCCGCCGAGAGCTTGCCCTGTGCGTCGAGGACGACGACAACAGGCTTCCCGTCGCGCTGCTCGACGCTCAGACGGCGTTCGATGTGCGGCAACAGGGCTTTTGCGCTGCCTTGAACAGCCAGGGCAGACGCGATATCAGTAGCGGTGCGGCCGACAGTCAGATCCCGGATCTGCCCGCTCAGCGTTCCACGCTCCTGTTCCAGCATGCCGTTCAGCTCAGCTTCGCGGCGGGTAAATTTTTCAGTCCAGGAACGCTCGAGCTCTTCAACGTTGCCGGACTTGCGAGCGGCTTCTTCACGCTCCAGGCGCGCTGCCTCTTCGGCTTCGCGCGCCTTCTTCTCGGCGGCTTTCTTCTCGCCGAGCAGCTCATCAACCTTGGCCTTCAGGCCGGATACATCTTCCTGCTGCGGCAGACCTTCAATGCCGAGTACGAACTTGCCGTCCTTCTCGGTGTAAAGAGCGCGCACGGCTTCATCTACCCCTTCCAGGGTATCCAGTTGAAATTTCAGCATTGGTTGTCTCCCAGAGACGTAGGTGCAGGCCCTGCCTGCGGGGTAAAAATCCGGGTAGAGTTCTCGGCCCGGATTAAAGAGAAATTGTGGAATGCGCCTTACGACCCGAACGGAACGTGAGCCTGGGTCTCAAGAGAACAAGGACCCTGCTACCGTCTCAAATACATTACTTGTCACATCCATTACAGCTTTCGCAACGCTTGTCGCTGCTGGTTTCGGCGCGTACGCCCTCGTTTCTTCAGCAAAATTGAACCGCATCGAAGGCTGTATAAAACGCGTGGACGAACGAGAAATGATCACCCGAAAAAAAGCAGAGGATCTGCTCGGTGACATGGGCAGCTTTTTAGGATCTTTCGCAGGCTCTAGGGAGATACCGAGGGAGCCTGGCAAGCAGGTCATGAAATCTGCATTTGCACTAACTGCATACGCCCCGGTCGAGCTCAACTACGTTGCGCTGAAGCTAGCAGTGACAGTGCAACTTGGACTCTCGGCCCAGACCAACGAGCAAATGGAAAGCGCTATTGCAGCGGCCCGAAAATCATTCAGCGGTTGGAACGACAACTACATCAAACACATGCGCTCCTTCGAAGTTGAGCGTTCGAAGTGCTCAGAGTTGTAGGCCAGCACGCTCAAATGCCAATGGCTCAAGAGCCCTCATCTGCACAAGGGTCAGAGGTGAAAAGTTGCGATCAAGCTGCAGCTCGGCGAAGCGCTCGACACTCAGGCCGCCTTCGCGAAACAGCTTCGCACGAACCGGGCCAATGGCCTTGTCCTGAAACGCTGCTGGCTGCTGCTTGAGCCAGTCGTAGTAGCTGAGGTCTGCTCTTACCTGTTGGGCACCGCCGTCGCCGATGGATGCGCGAGTGGCGTCCTTAGCGAACAAGGCGCTGAAGCGAGTCACCGCTACCACCGTCGACCGACAGTTGATGTGGATTGGCGGCCTCGGCCCTTCGGTGAGCTTGAACCGGCGTTTATCCAGCGTCCGGCACTGACTGGTCGTCTTCGAATCCAGCGTGCTTACCCACTCCACCGACTGCACGACATCGGAGTTCGCCTTCAGCGTTTCCATCCGCGCCTGGGTGGCGACGTGCTGCACCGCCGTCCGCACGATGGCGCCGGCGTTGCGGTTGGTCGTGGCCAGAATGCCGTCGTTGTACTTCAACGCCTTGGTGCCGCGAATGTTCTTGATGATCTGGAAGTTGGTTTGGCCTTCGAAGAAGCCCTGCCGGATCGCGCCTGTGACGCGTTGTCGCTCGGTCGAGGTGAACCCATCAATGAACGACTTGAGCAGCTTGCCGCCGTCCGCACCGCGCACGCTGAGCGGGTTTGTGAGGATTGCCGCCCTGATTGCAGCGACACCAGGCACCGCCGCGTCAAACGACACGCCTACCGGCGCCGCTCGGGTCAGGCTGGTCGCTTCAAACTCAGCCTCATAGTTGGCGATATCCACCAGGTCGAGGTTCAGCTTCTCGCTGTACCGGTCGAAGATGCCCAGCAACAGGCTGTCGACTTCGCTCAGCAGCCGCTCCAAGCGAGCGACGGTGTAATCCGTCAGGTCCGCCCGGGTCAGACGCTCGCGTATCGATCGGTCGATCTCCTTGAGGAATGGCGCGAACTTAGCGACCTCTCCTGACTTCAGCTGCTCGAGGAACACGGCATGCCGAATGGTGGCGTCAAGGATTGCTTGGTTTGCCGCCATTCGGGGTTACCTCGTCATCATCCAGATCCGGCCCAGTGCTTTGCGCTTCCAGCTCTCCCCGGATTTCATCGTCCGTTTTCTCCGGGTTGATCACGCCTCGATCGCGCAGGTACTGCCAGAAGTCGCCTTCAGGGAGCTTGCCGCCCTGCACTGCATTGAACAGTGCAGCCAGGATCGTCGCGTCCAGAGTGATCTGGCTGAAGTCCTGATTGAGCTTGTAGACCACCTCGCCAGAGGCGTTCACGAACTCTGCCATCCATTCCAGGCACTGGCTGTAGGCTTCACTGACGTTGCTGACCACCAACGACAGGACGCTGTGTTCGGCGGCGCTGTCGTTGTCAGCCTGTGTTGCGGTTTTCACCGCGCTGCCGCGCTCGATCAGACGGGCGCCAAGCGACACCATGTCCTGCTTCTTGGATTCCATCGCCTCCTTGGCCACCGTGTTCGGCTGAGCCTGCCAAACCCCGCAGGTGCCGTTTACTGGCAGCATCCAAGGTGCACGGGAGCCGAGGAAGATGCCGCTTTCCTCCATGTGATCGCGCCACTGCTCATCAAGGCCAGCCATCCACGGCTGGGGCTGCCCAACCAGGTACGCCGCCTCTTCATAATCCGCGCTGTTCCGATAATGCCCGATGTTCACCTCGGCCATGTCGTAGAGCGGCGCGTCGTCGATGCTGGTGTCGTTGTTCTCGCTGCCCAAGAACTGGAACGGGATCACCTGCCACGGACGGCCGAGACCATTCAATGGTGTGAATGGCGCGACCTTCTGAGTTGTCGTACTTGAACCCTCCTCCCACACTTCCTGCGTGTACTGGCCGGAGACATCAAGGCGTAGTACACGGTATTGCACGACCTGCTCACTACCGAAACCATCGTCGGTATCGACGTCGACGGTTTCGCGTAGTACGACGAGGCTGAGCAGGTGCTGGCCGCCGACTTGGCGCGTCTTCCAATTGATGATTGATTCTGCGGTGTAGCTGGCGATGTTCGCCCGGGCACGGCCGGATAATTCATCGGCCTTGCTGACAGTTCCAGCCTCGACTGCGGCGTAGTCCACCAGCAGTCCGTGGCGCCCCACTTCGAGTAGGTGCCCGATGACCGATTGCGATTGCTGGTAAACGCTCACGCCCTGACCGTCGATGTCCTTTGACACGTAGTCGAGGGCGCCGGGGACAGTCAGGGTCGGCCAGGTACGGAACACCGCCCCCACCAGACTGTGCTTCGTGCGACCAGTGGCGTTGTAGAAGACCGCGCGCTTCTTGTACGCCTCATAGCGATCCCTGTTATCTCGGCTGGTGTCGGCGGCGTTCGGTCTTGGCAAATATCGATCGCCGGCCTCCTTGATGGTTTCCGACCCTTTGCAGACGTCGCGCACCAAGCGCCAGCGGTACTGTGCCGTCTTGTACTCGGGACGAGTAAAAGTGACGTCCGTCATCGGGCGACTCCCATTTTCATTGAGGTGACCGGTTTAACGATCGGGTACTCGCGGTGAATGAAGTAACCACCGCCGTCGTTGGCGTGGTCGTTGCCTTGGCTCTTGTCCGGCTCACCGTTGGGCGCCCAGATTTGCTGTTCCAGTCCGTCGGCGTAGGTCGGGCACGTAAATGGGTTGACTAGGTAGCGGCGCTCGCCTTGCGCGTTGCAGAACATGGCGTTCATGGCGTTGATTCGGTCCTTCACCGGCGGGTTGGCCGCCGGCGCGATGACCGTGAAGCCTGCCTGCTTGAGCATGGCGATATCGGTAAGACTGGCATTGACCGACTTACGTGAATCGCCGGAGGCGTCCGGGTAGATCCGGATCTCGCAGGTCTTTCTGTAGTCGTTGCCGGTGTGTTCCCAGTACCGCTCCTTTATGCGACGAATCATGTCCGGCGTGTCGTAGCCATCCATCAACTCGTCCACGGCGCGCGGCAGCCCCTGATCACGTTTGACGTGGGTGATCGCCGCCATCTTGCCTACGTTGAAGTCCATGCCGATGAACAGCGGCTCGCCGGGCTGCACAGTGTCAAAACACTGGTTCAGCTTGCGGTCGTAGGCGTGGTAGATCGATCCGGACGTCAGGTTGACGAACTGGCCGTTCAGGTACGCGCGGATCAGTTGCTCTGGGTACGACTCCATCAGTGAGGCGATGTAGTCATCAGGCAGGTTCAGCTCGTTGTCGAAGGTGCTGGCCTGGATCAGACCGTACATGTCCTTCAGCGCTGGCTTGTCGCGCAATTGCTTCACGAACTGGAGAAAGACAAACTTGAAGCCTTCCGGCGTTGTGGTCACGTCCACGCCGTTTTTCAGCCCGGGCATGTTGTACCGCATCCGAGCAATGATCTTGCGCCAGGCTTGTTGAGCCTTAATCGACGTCAATACGTCCAGCTCATCCACCAGAGCGTGGCCGATCTTGAAGCCGACGATGGTCTGCGGCTTCTCCATCGACCGGCAAATCACAGTGCCGCGATATTGCCGGCCGCTGTAAATGTGAACTTCATGGTTCGCCTGGTTGATCTTGGTCTTCAGCCCCCAGTCGTATGCAACCTCCTCCATCGTGGGATAGAAGATGTCTCGAATCTGCGGGTAAGTCGGTGCAAAGTAACCAGCGTTGACGCCCGGCCACTCCATGAAATGCTTGCTGAGCGCCGAGCAACCAACCCAGGTCTTCCCGGAGCCGAAGCCAGCAACGAATGCGCGAAACTTGTGGGGCAAGAGGAGGAACTGCGACTGCGGAACGTTAAGGCTCGGCATTCGGCTTCCTCGCATCCACTACGTCGACCTGAATGCGCGTCGGGATTGCCGGCTCATCGTCTGGCTCATCCTTCCGGTGGCGATTGACGTAAACGTCGCCGACTTCCTTCGCGGCCTGCTCAAGGATCTGCATGGCCAGGCCAATGTTCTTCAGCGACTCCGCCCGTTCGACAAACCGATTCATGGCGCGGAGCCGGAACGCTCGGTTGGCGATCGGGATCTCGGCCGTCTCTTCGCGAAACCTCTTGCGGGTGTCGTTGAACAGCGTCTGCCACTTCACGTGCAGGTTGCGTCCAACGTACTTGGTTGGGTCGTATGCCTCGCATTGCTGGCGGGTCACTTCGAGCCCGAATCTTTCTTTGACGGACGCCACCACTTGCGATGGCGTGTCAAAGCAGGCGAGAGCCTGTACGACAAAGGCTTTCACCTCGTCTCTGAGTGCGGCCATAAGTGGGCATCCGTCAAAGTACTGTCAAAGTCAGGCCGACTTGAGCAGACAGGTTCCGCAGGCCCTCGATATGTTCAATTTCCCCACCTCGGCAGGATTGTTTGCAGCGTCCACCAGCTCTTGCACCTGAGCGCTCGCCCCATAGCGACGCACTACACCGAAGAACTCTTCAACGTCGTGTCCGCGCATCTCAAGCTTGGGCAACCCTTCCTGGGTGAACTTGGGTGCGCCGTACTGATCGGTCGCCTGAGCGATGTGGTACAGCTCATGCTCGACCAGTGCGCAGAAGTCAGCGTCAGAGCAATCCGCGCAGTAGTCAGCGGCCAGCGTGATGATGTAGGCCGGCACATCGCCGAACCAATCCAGCATCTGTTGCTCCATCCGAGCCTTCTGCCAGCCACCCGCGCGGAACGCTACCTGTTCGGCTTGGCCTACCACCGTGCGCCCCTTCTTCGTGAAGGCAGAAGACGCCCACATCACACGAATGTCCGCATCAATAAGATGGGCGTGCTCTTCGTTGTGGATGCTGCCGGTGTCGGCAAGGATCTCGGTCTGAAGCCATTCCCACACCTCGGGCGCAGGGATGAGGCGGATACCGAAGCTGGATAGATCAGACAGCTCAGACAGGGACGCTGGAGGGTGTGGCCTATCCATGGGTCACCTAAAGCTTGAAATAGTGGCGGGTTGCCGGTATTGGTGAGGATCAATTCAATGCAAGGAAAGCAACATGGCATCACTAATTGACTCAGTACTGACCGCCGGAAAGTTTATTGATACTCCGGCCGTTTCAAGACCACAGGCTGTCGCAGCCGCGCTTGAGGTGATCGCGTCATATAGCGCTTCCAACTCCGGGATAAACCTTGAGGCGGAAATGAAACGACTTTCCAGCTACGCCGACTTAATCCAAGAAGCGCTGAAGGTGAAGTGATCAACCCGTGCCGCACTCACCTGCGGCACACCTATCTGCCCAGACCGCAGCCGCTTTCTAAGCCTAGCAATATGCGTCTGCCCAAAGTTGTATTTAGTAGCTCGCCCCAATCTTGAGCCCGTACCAATGACAAGAAGCAAAACACCACCCCTCTCGAAACCAAAATTCCTGTTCGTAAGCTTGCTGGCAAATGCTGCACTGCTTGCGGCAATCATGCCCTTCGTAATTTACGGTTTGAATGTCGTAGAAGAGCGGGGGCAACTACGCAGCGATGTGAAAAACCTAACAGATGCACTCAATGAGTCGAGAACGATCGCCAATGAACTCAGAGCCACGAACAAGGGGCTGACTGACTCTCTACGCGAAAGTCAAACTCGTGTCGCAGTAATTGAGGCATTGCTAGACGACACGAGGAAACAGACTGCATCCGCTAACCATGAGGCTGAAAAATCAAAAGCCGAAGCTCAAATCTACAAAGACCTCACGGAAGCTGATAAGCGCTGCGAGCCTTACAAGAATGCTGTAGCTCATATGGAACGACAGCTAGCGATTTCCGATATAGACGTGTTCTCTCTTCGTGGAGAGCGGCGCCAAGAAGCGATCAAGAAGCTCGAAAACAGCAAAGATTCGTTAGATCGCTGTATGGGCGTTCGAGCCCCATTATCCGGCCTCTAAAATGGTTAGCGCGACACAATTTGCTGACTCGCGAAACGTGTCGCGGATTATTCAGGCTTGCGGCTCGGCAGCTTGAATTCAGTCACCCGATCCGCGATGTTGCGGATATTCTCCACTCCCAGGAAGCCAACCCAGCCGCCGGCGAAAGTAGCCATGCTCTGTGGTAGGCCGAAGAAGTCCAGGCCGCTGATGATGGTAAGGGTCAGGCCACCGCAGATGGCACCTTCCACCAACATTTGGCGACGTGTACCGCCGCCATAAGTGATCCGCAAGACGGCCATGGCGCAGGACAGCGCAGCCGCATAGAGGATCGGCGAATGCTGGCTCAACCACGCAAGCGCTATCGCCCATGTGTCTGGTTTGTCTGGCATGTTTGGCATCTCGGTTCCTCCCCGTCAGGGAGTCAGGAATAAAAAAGCCCGGCAAAAAGCCGGGCTCTTGGTGTTGGGATTGTCACATCCCGAAGGACGGACCTGATCTGCTTTTCTTCCGCTGCTTCTCCGCCTCAGCCTCCTGATGGAGCTTAGCCTCGGCTTCTCTCTGGCGCTCGGCCTCAGCTTCCGCATCACGCTGCTCAAGAAGCTTGATATAGCCCTCGGCTTGCTCTCGGGATGGATACGGATTGCCAATGGTCTTCCCGCCGATGAACACCTGATAGAGTTTCTGGCCGGTTCTGGAGCCACGACCTTCATTGATGTGGTACTTCGACATACGATTCCCATCCGCGATGACAAAGTGCCACTCTATCAGAGACAAGAACGAAAAAGCCCCTGCAAGTGCAGAGGCTCGGGATGATTTGGAAAGCTATTTCACGTTGCGCGTTGGTAACTCAAGCGATCAGCCGTTTCTTTCTTTACCTTCTTCCAATCACTGTGCAAATCCTCAAAGTCACCGGCTAGCTCCCACCGCGTCGCATAAGCCATTAGGTCGTAATGCTTCCGCAGTTTGCAAGCCAATAGGTAAGCTTCATAACCCATGAAGCCTATCACCGTTGCCCTAGAATCAGGACCTTCCACGGGATCTACAGATTGATCATAGATATAAAAAAGGTATTCATCCGCGTGCTCCTTGGTGGTCGCAAACCATGCGACTTCGCTCGCGAGATCAGTATCGATTGACTTTAAAGAGTCTCTACCAACTTCAAGTTCAGGATAAGCACACGGGGGCCAATTTTGATAGTGAACGTGCACGTCTAGCTGGGCGCTCATTTCACGATAACGTCTGACGTTACGGCTTGATTCACGAGCGTAGTGGTCCAGCTTTCCAACAACCTCAATTGCCGCAAACTTTGCTTCCTTTCGCTGGTCTCGACTCTTGAAAATCCAGTCTTTAAGCCAGCCGATCAATGCTGCCACCACACCGCTCGCCAGAACGATTTTTGCTATATCGCCCCACCCTAGGATCGCGGCAGCCATTTGGGTTGATTCCATTTCAAACTCCATAAAAAAACCCAGCGCTTTGGCTGGGCTTTTTTATCATTCCCAACCGCACGCAGGAATGACAGGATGGGATTAATTTCGCTCATTCGCTCACTGATGTCAACAGGCAATCACGCAGCCTGTTCGATCAGCAAACCCTCGCCTCCGAGAATGTCGGCGGCATGTGCCAAAGCTTCGTTCACCAGGTCGTCAGCAGCCTTGCGGATATCCTGACGCCACCGGCGGCGAGTCGACTCCGGCGTGCCGTCGTTGTCCCAGGTGTTCATGTCGTAAAAGCTGTCCTTGAGTACGATCATGTCGGCGGATCGGGAACCGTCACGCTTCACCTTCGCCTGACCTGCAGCCAGCGCAGCCTTCACCACAGCCTCGCGGCGCCACTCTGGCGCATCAATTGGGATCTCGACAGACACGTAGGTCGCCACCTTCGGCCGCGCGCCCTTCAACTGCGGGATGGCCCATGCAGTGCTCGCCTTGAACAGGAACAGCTTCGGCGCCGGTGTGTTGATCTGCGTTTGCAGCGCCGCGATGGCTTGCACCTTACGCCCCTTATGAGTGCTGTACTTCGCCACCAGCGCATCCCAGTGCTTTTGCTCAAGCGCGCTGTGCAGGCGGGCCGACACCCAGCAGTCCACCTGAGTGCGGTCGATGGTGTCAGCGCCACGGGAGCGGACCAAGGTAGCCAGATCGCCGCCCTCCTCCTCGTCGGCAGAGTTGTACAACTTCTGCCACGCCTGCTTGCTGGTGTTGTCGATCGCCTCAGCCGCGAGGGCCGAGACAACTGCGTTCAGAACACTTGGATAGATCATGCTGCAGCCCTCTTCAGTTCGCGGGTCTTGGCTCGGCATTCGGCCTTGATGGTTTTGATTTCTTCGACGGTTTGCTTGCAGGCCGGGTGCGGCCCTTCCAGCCAATCGACCTTTTCCGGGCCGATCAGCTGCAGGAGCGAAAGCCGGTAATTCACCAGGTTGCCGGACAGGTGCGTGTTGCATGGCGCGCACTGCTTCCACACGTTGAGCGGTTCGAATCGCAGCTCGGGGTTCGCTCCCACAGAGCGATAGTGTCCAGCATGGTATTGGCCTTCATGGTGGCGACCGCAGCTCACGCAAGGGCGATCGGAATCACGCAGGCGGACCCACTCGTTAAACGCGGCCTGGGCTTCGCGCATGTGCTCCGCCCTACTCTTCAGTTTCTCCTTACGGACTTTGATCTCGCGGCGCTCGCACTGGTCGATTGCCTTGCGAGCTTTCTCTCGATGACGCGGGGCATCAATTGCCGCACAGGCCGGACTACAAACGGCCTGCCCCATCCGCGACGGGACGAATGAGGCCCTGCAGGTAGCGACTCGGCATTTCTTCGGTTTGGGCTGCTTCCGTTCAATCGTCATGCGGCCTCCTGGCTCAGCAAATCATCGAAGTACACACCCTGCTGAGCGAAGCGCGCGACGATCCGGTCGGTGTACGCCACGCCTTGAGCGCGATTGAACAGGCTGGTAACGGGAAAGCCGTCCGGGCCGAATAGCTTGCAGCCTCCCATCATGGCCAGCTTCGTCTCATACGGGAGGTGGCGCATGACGCGGTACCACTCCGTCTGAAAACCGGCATCCTCGTTCAGAAGGATCTGCACACCGACGTGCAACTTGCAGTACCGGCGGGCATCAGCCTCGTCGCCGATCTGGGTCATCTCTGCGATGCGTTTGTACATCGCGAACCACAGCCGGTTTTGGTCGAGCGTGCGGTCCTTTCCCGGGCGCAGCGATACGACGACGAACTTCTTGTCGCGGAACATGGTGCTGAGCGCGGTGATGGCTTCGGAGAGCTTGGCCTGGCAGTTGACGCTGATATTGTCGGTCATGGCTGCACCGCTTTGCTCATGGCGGCATCGATGGATACGATGGCCGCTTGGCGTCTTGGGTGCCTGAAGGAAACCTCATTGTTTTCATCCAGCAGCCCACGCACCTCGGCTTCGTGAAGAATGAATTCGCGGGCCTCCAGCGCAGCCTTGCGCAGCGCTTCATTCTCGGCCAGCAGCTCCAGCGCCACCTCCTCAACGGTCTTCTCCCCGAGGAATTCCTGCAGCGCCTCGGTGTTGCGCTTCCAGTCTGCGCAGTCGGCACGGTAGGACGCGGCTTCGGCCCAAAGCAGCTTCTGGAGTTTTTGTTTGTCGATGGTCATTTCAGAAACCCTCCTTGCCGCGCTGAGATTCCCAATCGAACGGGACAACGATCATTCCGCCCTCGCGCAGACGGTCGACGCAGCGGTCACCCATGGCGGCCGGCAACTGGCTGGCTTCGAGGTTGGAGATCACCACCGTGGGGCGCTCCTGCTCGTACCGGCCATTGATGATTGCGAACAGCGTCGTCAGCTCGAAGTCGCTCGGCTGCTCCTTGCTCACGCCTACCTCGTCCAGTACCAGCAGATCGGGATCGATCAGGCTCGACAGAATCTCGGCCTCGCTGCGTTCGCTGTGCTTGTCGTACGTGGAGCGGATCGCCTGAAGGATTGCGCCGACAGTGCGGTACACGGCCGTGCGCGACGTGTTGTGCAGCAGCTCATTGGCCATGCCGGCGCCAAGGTGCGTTTTCCCGGTACCGGGCTTGCCGATCAGCACCATGCAGCGACCGGTCTTCAGGATCTCGTCGAAGATCTGCACGTAGTGCTGGCAGAACCGGAGGGCTTTGCGCTGGCCATCATTCTCGGCCTGGTAGTTGCCCAGGGTACGAGTGGTGAAACGCTTCGGGATCAGCGCGTCGCCCAGCTTGCGAGCGAGGGACATGCGCAGCTCCATCGCCTTGTTGGCCTTCTCGGCCGCGTCGGCTTTCTCGCGAGCAATACGGCTGCACTCAGGGCAATTGCTTCTGAGCTCGCGACCCAGCACGGCATAGACCTTCTGCTCGTAGGCGCCGTGGGTTTCGCACTCAGCTGGCTGGATGCGAGTGCCCGGCGGCAGTTCTGGAGTTGCTTGGACTGGTTCAGAGCGCATAGCTGCCGTCCTCCCGCATTTTCAGGCCAGAGGTGTAATCGCGTTCAGCGAAGCCAGTGTGGCGGGACTGCGGGAACGGGTGCACGTTGCTGGCGACCTTGTCCGGGAAGATGCCGGTCCAGCCGTTGGAGATGGAGGTGGCGAGCACCTGATCCGGCGCGGCATGGCCCAGTAAGGCCTTGGCCTGCTGCTCACAGCTCTTGGCGGTCAGCGGCTTGCGGATTTCCTTGCGGTGCTGGCACCAGTCGGCCCACGCCTTTTCAGAGACGTTCTCAGGCTTGGCAGTGAGCGGATCGAATTTGCCAGACTTCGTCGGTGCGCCAGCACCATGCTTTTGATCTTGCTCTTTCTTCTCTTCTCTTATCTTCTCTTCTCTGGTCCGCGTTTTGTCCGCATCGCTTGCGGACACATTGCGGACAGAGTTGTTTTTGCGGTCGTTACGCTTGCGCTCGCTGTCGTTGGCCCGGCGCTTTGCACTGGCACCGTTGTGCTCGTCAAAGCGAGGCATTACAAGGCTTCCGTCTTCCTGCACGGATGCCCATTCCACCTCGATCATGGCCTGGGTAAAGCCCGGCCAGCCAACTACCGCGTCCATAGCGTCGACGCTGTAACCGTGCAGCACGCCGTCGTCGGAATGAGTGTCGAAGATGCTCCACGCAATGTGCAGTCCGCCAATGATCCGAAGTCTGTCCGCTTTCAATGCGGACACCATGCGGAAAACTTTCGGATGTGTCTGAAGGTCGATTCGCATTTTGATCCAGTCCCCGGCCATTACGCGGCCCTCAGTGCTTTGTCATGGGTGAACAGCCCGTCCCAGGTCTTCTTCATTGGCAGCTCGCCGGTCAAGTAGAGGTCGTACAGGCGCACGGCACCCTTCTTGAGCAGGACGGGCGTGAAGGAAACGAACGGCTCTTTGCCGTGTGGAGTGACTTCGTGCTGATGCTCGGTCATGTACTTGTCGCGGGCGTAGGACGCCACACGGAAGCGCAGGCCGGATTTGCTCTCGTTGTAGAGCCAGTTGCGGTCCTCAAGGAACTTGCCCACCTGCATGACGTTGACCCCATTGAGGCCCTTGCAGAATTGGGTGTGCGTCATCCCCTCCTTGAACAGGTTCTCCATGGAGTGGATTTTCGAGGCCTGGGCTTCGACTTGGATCGACAGCTGCAGACGCTGCTGCTCAGCCTCGAACGCGATCTGGATTAGATCCATGCGGGAGAGTTCGCGAGGCTGAGCGATCTGCCCTTCCAGCTCCTGCCAGCGATCCACCAGCGCGGCGGTGAACTCTGGGCTGAGCTGGGCAACCACGACGAAGCTGTCGCGCTTGTTTACCAGGTAAACAGTAACGGGCCGTGAACCTGGCCCTTGATGGGAGGTTTCCTCCGATGGAGTAAACCTCACCACCGTTTTTTCCGAGAGGCGCTCGATGGTTCGCTTCACGTTGTCATGGCGGACATCAAGGAGTTCGGCGATCTCGCGCGAGGACATGGTGGTACGCGACACGTTTTCAGAATTCGAAAAACGTGTCGCGACACTGTTGGGGGTATTGCTTGAAGTAGGTTGGCTATGCATAATCGGCCTCATCAAGTGGTAATGAATTAGCCGGGGCGCAATCCCGGCTTTTTTGTGCCTGCGATTCAGGCAAGCTTCAAATTCGGTTTGTGTTTCGCAAGCAGGGTTTCGGCCTTCCGTCCTAACTCCCCCGCCCGGGCTTCGACCTGACGGCATTGCTCAGCGAACGCCGGCAGGTGCGGCAGGTCCTCTTCGCACATCACCTGGTCATCAAAGACTTCGCTGCCGGTATCGATCACATCGCCCAGAGCCCGGATCAGTGCACCGAAGCTTTTGTTGGCACAGTGATCGCTCTGCATCTGGCGGGCACCAGTCAGGCCGTGGCGACCGGCCAACTCATTGATGCAGTTGTCGCGAAACTCAGGCTCCAGTGCATTCACCCAGGCCTCTTCCAGCCAAGACGGCATTTCCTGATCGCCCGAGAGCCAGCGCTGCACGCGCTTTAACCAGCGGCCTGTCGCCTTCACGAATTCGCCAACATCGTTCAGGCGCGCCAACTCATTGAAGTCTGGGACTTTTGACTGAACGATCTTGGCGGCGGGAATTCGCAGGCAGATCTCCCGGCTCAGGGCTTGGGCGAAATCGTCCTGGCTCAAGCTGGTGCGTGCGATCTGGTTTTGAGCGTGGGCGACCAGCACTTGGTCGCGGGTTTGGGCGCTATGTCTTGGACTGGACGTTTCCATGGGGACTGCTCTCTTCTAATCTGGCTTCAACGGATTGGCGGACAGGGATGTCGCTTAGGCGGCCATCTCGGCCCAAGGAAACGACGGGCAAAGGTTTTCTTTTTTGAAAGCACCTTCGGTCAACGCCTCCGCTCGCTTGGCAATAACCGGAGACATGCCGTGCTTCCCCCGAACCCAGCCGGAAACGGTGCTTTGATCAACCTTGAGCTTTTCGGCGGTGGCCTCCTGGGTGCCGAAGTAGTCAACGAGGCCCTTGTAAATTGCGTTCATGACGCCCCTCCATACGGGAATACCCATATAGTAGGTTATGGGAATACCGATTTGCAAGGGTATGGGAGCGCCCGTAATACTTCACGGATGGAATTTAAAGACCGACTCAAAGCAGCCCGTCGCCACGCCAAGCTCAATCAGACTGAGCTTGCTGAGCGCGCCGGACTCACACAGACCTCGATCTCCGATTTGGAGAGGGGAAAATCGAAAGCTACAGCCTTCGCAGCCCAGATCGCCTCTGTATGTGGCGTGTCCCCGATGTGGCTGGCTGAAGGTATCGGTGACATGATCAAGGGTGTGTCTGATCATCAGGCTGAACGCATCCAGCCCAGCGTGAAACTTGGCAGCATCGAAACCTGGGATGACGAAACCCCACTCGATGACGATGAGGTCTACGTCCCCTTCCTTCATGAAGTCGAACTGGCGGCGGGATCTGGCAGGTTTGCAATTGAGGAAAGCGCCAACTCACGCTTGCGCTTCAACAAGAAGGACCTGCGCCACAACGGCGTTCAGTTCAGCAATGCGAAGTGCGTGAAGGTCGGTGGCAACAGCATGGTGCCTGTGCTGCGCGACGGCGCCACCGTCGGCGTGAACGTGGGGAAAAACTCCCTGGGCGATATCGTCGACGGCGAGATGTACGCAATCAACCACAACGGCCAGCTTCGCGTGAAGCAGGTCTATCGCATCCCTACCGGTCTTCGCCTTCGTAGCTTCAACCGTGACGAGCACCCGGATGAGGACTACACGTTCCAGCAGATCCAGGAGCAACAGATCTCGATTCTGGGGCATGTGTTCTGGTGGGCGATGTACTCGCGCTGATGGCATCTGCTCTGCTTTTCAAGGCAGATTAGACGCCTAGCACTAGGCCATCATACAATTCAGTTTCACCTAACTTTTGACTGGGAAAATCCGACGAGCCTAGTGTTTTTTGGATTGCTAAGGGAACAAGGAAGATACAAGCAATGTCTAGCGTTTGTACCCATTATGGTTAATACTGGCAAACGCCTGCCACCATCCAGGCCGCATCCAACCGATGCAGAGCGGAAAATTGCTGATGGCCCATGCCACGATTTGACGATTGTGCATGCTCTGATCCGCGCGAAGGGATACAAGGGCATTCACGTCGCCACAGAGGATGGATCAGGAGAGATGATTGATTATTGCATGGACGAGCAAGATCTGGCGGACTTGGTTATGTCTCTTAGTCAGAGACATTACAACGGATCCGAATGGTGTAAATTTTCGCCTGACAGCCCATGGTTCGAAGCTGATTCGTACCGAATTCGGAAAGCTGAGAAGCTTCCCTCGGAAAGAGATGTTCGTCAATGTAGTTATTATTTGAAATTCTCAATAAACAAACTAGGTTCGATGATACTATTCTTTTCAGTTCATAGAGATAAATTATGAACAATTTAGACATATGCCCCGTATGCTGTGAAGGTCATCTGCATAGCTATAAATTCTCCAGGGAAATTAGCTATAAAAATGTTAAATGCATGGCGGACACTTTTGAAAGTTCGAAATGTGACGTTTGCGGATCCTCTGTAGCAACGCACAATCAAACAAAGCAAAACAAATTACTTGCCGTGAACTTTCAGCGCGCGGTTGATGGACTTCTGCCTACGCACGAAGTTTTTAGAATAAGAAAAAAATTAAAACTTTCGCAACGGATGGCATCCGCGATTATTGGAGGAGGCGGCAACGCCTTTTCAAAGTATGAGTCCGGCATCATTAAACAGTCAGTGGCTGTTGATAACATGCTTAGGGTTCTAGACGTTAAGCCCGCCTTGATAGATACCCTAGTCAAGGCCGATGAGCAGCGCAGGGCCCTTGCTTCGGTACAAACTGAGATATATATCCAATCCACTGAGCCAGAAAAGGTGGTGGAATCTCCAGTACTGTCATTTATCAAGGATGTTGTAATTGCTGCACAAACTGCTTTTTTCCCTACAATGACAGAGCCTTCATCTAGCCACGCGGCTAACTCAAGCGCAATCAATTTTGAATTCAGTGGCGGAAGATTACCATGAAAAAGAAAAACACCAATTATACGCTTATAATTGCCGACGACATTAGAGCAGAGCTTAACGATAAGTTCTCATTAATGGGCATAACGCACAACCCTATTACACTTGATAAAGCATCAGATCAGGACCATGCACTTCATACTCTTGCTGCTTATGGAGAGTTCGAGGGACTAGCCGATTCAGAAAAAGCTGAAATAAAGATTACCAGCCCTACCGGTGACGTATTAACGGAAGGCATCGTACCCATCCCAAAAGATCAAAAAACAAAACTTTTAGTTATTGCCGGAAAATTTGTTAACGTAAAATTCAAAAAATCAGGCATACACAATCTAAGCATGAGTATCGATGGATTTGAGTTCAAAAAGTCATTCGAAATTGTGTTGAATTAATATTTTTTGAATGCCCGCGTCTTGCGGGCATTTTACTAATTAAATTTCACAGAGCCATCAGCCTCTTTTCCTGCTTCTCCCCTACTTCCAATCCTCAAATCCCTCAACCGAGTGCGCCCAGAAGGCTGTCGCCTTCTCCACCAATTCCCGCCAGCCATCGCCGCCAATCATGCTGGCGCGCATATATTCGTCCGCCGGCTTCAGCAGTTCGTCACAACCGCTCCTCGGCGTCCATCCTGACTTCCGCTCTAGGAGTAATTTTCGCCAGGCGGACAGAGCCTGCGCTTCCCAATCATTGTTCATCACGAGTACCTAGTGGATTTGCAGCGATAGAGATCCCGCATAGCGCTGCCGTTCATTGGGGACGACTGACGGTGGGGAAGATGGTGGCGCACAGCCACCAATGGTAAAATCTCAGCTCAATTGATGGAGGGAACCCATGAAGATAGTAGGCCTGATTTTGCTCGGGATTGTTTGCCTGATCAGCTACCTGATTGGGAGCGGCTCCAACGGCTTTGCGATGGTCGCAAGCATCGTTTTCTTTCCGAGCGCGATCGCGCTGTACTTCTACCCGACAATCTGCGCTGTCGGGGAACATCCCAAGGCCACACCGATATTCGCGCTAAATCTTCTCGCTGGCTGGACCTTTATCGGCTGGGTCGCTGCTTTTATCTGGGCTTTGAGCAGGCCTAGCCCCATAGAGTTCGCAATGGCAAGTGGTTTTCCGGAATCGACACAACGGGCACCTGAGCCCGTATCAGAAATGAAAGACTGCCCCTTCTGCGCGGAAACCATCAAGGCCGCCGCCAAGAAATGCCGGTATTGCGGTTCTGACTTGGAGCGGCAGACCGTTTAAATAGCATCAACGCTATATGAAGCCTGCCAAGCGCAGGCTTTTTTTCGGCCCAAAAATATGGGAATACAGACATTTATGGGCATACCCATTGACATAAAATATGGGATTGCCTATATTTCACTCATCGCAGCGACACATAGCCACTGCGAAGGACCTCAACAGACCCGCCGCTCTTTAACAACAAGCGCCATGAACGACTACCCGGCCAGTCCGGTTAGGTCACTCCCGGCTCCATCGGTGGGAGGTCAGTAAACCGATGAACAAAACCGCACTTGCCTCTACCGGCGACCGGCGATCCGACAGGCTCGAAAGCCTGCCCACGCGCAGCCCACTGCGACGGCGGACGAGGTGTTGACCGAACTGAGTGAATGACCTGGTAAGCGGGTGGGGAGAAAAACAGATTTCACTGGCTGGCCTTGGTGACAGGGCCAGACGGGAAATCAAACGGAGACAGCAGCATGCAAATCAACCAGCAAAAGACGGTGCAGGTCGACGTGACCGAGTTGCGCACCTGTATGAAGGTTCGTGATCAGGTATGCGTAACGCTTCACGACGCGCAGGGCGATGAGGTGGCCGCCTATACCGGCTATGTGCCGGATTTTTTCCCGGGCGAGCACTACGGCGACTACCTGATGTTGAACATCGATCTGGAGACAGGGCAGATCAAAAACTGGAAGAAGCCGGCCGCCGCCGACATCGAAAAGATGATCGAAGCCGGCGACGACGACTGAACAACCAGCGCCACGACAGCCTGCCGTTAACTGCCCGATCCTCTCTATGAGAGCGCATCGGGGTGTGATCTGAGGTTAAGTCTCGGGCAGCGGATGTGCCAACCGGTCGCCTTCAGGGCTACCCCTTCCGCCGAATGCCGGTTGAGCCCCGGCCAGATCGCACCCCGATGCGGACGAAACTGCGGCCTATAACCGCCCATCTGCATCAGGAATGAATCACAGCGAAGTGAGCAAGCGAGGCACTTACTTCGCGGGGATGAACCCGCCACAAAGGCTGTCCAGCAAGCTCTGGCCGCCCTTGGAATTGAAGAATTCCATCGACTGCTTCACTTCCATTTCGTACCGAGGATTTATAGCAACATCACGGATGTGTTTCGCCATCTCGTCAGTCATGCCCTCTTTCTGCTCCGTCAGGAATTTTTCTAAAGTGATACCTGCTTCTGGGTGTTTCTTTGCGCATGCCTGGGTGGATGCGACAGCCATAACCGCAGTGTTGTGGTCTGCGACAACGTCGGTGGTAGCCGAAGCTGGGACAGCATAAGCGAGGGCAATCACCGCGATGGCTGTAGCACTGCGAACTTTACTCAGAAACATTCAGATCTCCAGATCTCAATTATTTGGCATTAATGCCAAGACGTATCGGCCCAGCTCGCTGGTTCCTTTAGCGATTTAGTCGCCCTTCCCCGACACCACCCGAATGCACTCCCCTCTGCGCCCAACGGCAACCAGCGGAGCGGATGAGTGCATTGCGAGTTTTGTTGGATCAACACCCGCCACCACGGAGGCGACCATGACAACCAGCTATGCAGACAGTGCGCAGGCCCGAGAGTGGGATCGGCGCTTTGATGAATGGGGCCGCCCCAAAGCGCCGCAGGTTGAAGACTTCCACGACTACGAAGCCGCAGCGCAAGAACTCACCCAGCGTCAGGCGCTGATGGCAGCTCAAGAGCTCGTCGACCGCAAGGCGCGGGCTAAGCGAGTTGCGGCAGCGGTGGTCGCTTACGGCGAATTCTGGGGGCTCAAATGAACATCCAGCAGCGTGACCATCAAACGGCGGTGACCTGGATCGAGGGCGAGATCAGCAACATGATCCGCGACCTCGGCAAGCCCAACGCCAGCGCCGCAGCGACATCCTGCATCACCCTGGCCTTCATGCTTCGTGCCATTGATGACAGCGAGCACCGCCACTTCCGCGCACGCATCGACCAGATTTACGCCACCTACAACGCCTCCGTCTCGCAAGGAGCTGCAGCATGACAACGCCTCCGGTAAAAACTTTGGTCGATGAGCAGCTCGACGATATCGAGCGCCGCATCGCGATCCTCGGCTTCGGCCTGCCCTTCAACGAAGTGATCGGCCGCAAGCGCGAGGATCTGGTCGACAGCCTCCCGCAGCGCCTGTCGGTGACCATGAAAGGCGGACGCATCGCTGTGAGGGCTCGGCCATGAAAATCATGTTCTGGTGTCTTGCCGCTGGCCTGCTGGTGGTTATGGCTGCTTACAGCGCGGCTCGCGATTACTCCGGCGTGTGCCAGGTGCCGCGCTCCACCACCCGATGACCAGTCTTCAGCGGGCGCGCCGCGTGCTGATCCGGCGCGGATCGTTTCGAGTCCTCTCGATTTACACCTTCCTGATGCTGCTCAGCGCCCTCGCCGATCGCATCACTCAATAAGCAACACCACCACAAGCTGCGCTCGGCGCGGCAAGGAACCGTCATGTCCGCAAAAGCCCAACAAGCACCTTTGCAAGAGTCCATCGAAATGACCGCTGTAGCGCCAAAAGTAGCTGTCACCGATATCGCCGAATATCGGCCGCATGAAGAACAAATCGTCCGATTGGAAACGACCTACGCGAACCTCGTTGTCGACTGCTCTACAAGTGAGGGCTTGGCGAATGCGAAGGAAGTTCGCGTGGATATTCGCGATGTCCGCTACGCCTTGGCCAATACCACGAAAACGGCGCTGATTCCCTATCAACAGGCGGTTAAAGACGCGCAGGCTCGCGTCAACCAGGTGAAGGAATTCGGTGAGGCGTTGAAGGATCGCGTACTGGCGATCGAAGCGCCTGTAGACGAGGCAATCAAGGCCGAAGAAAAGCGCGCCGCTGACGCCAAGGCCGAACGCGAGCGTGTCGAGGCTGAGCGTGTCGACGCCATTCGGGCAAAAATCAATCGTTTCAGCTCCGTCGCTGCTGCATATGCAAGCCGTAGCGCTGCCGATGTTGCCAACGTCCTTCTGAGCGTCAAAGAGTCGGTAATCCTGCCAGACGAATACGCCGAGTTCGAAGCGGAAGCCACCATTGCCCGAGACAACGCTATTGATCAGCTTGAAGTACTGCAAAGGGCTGCTGTTGACCGCGAAGAGGCGGCAGCCAAGCTGCTGGCCCAACAAAAAGAGCTGGATGAACTGCGTGAGAAGCAACGCATCGCCGATGCTGAAGCAGAAGAGTTGCGCAAGCAGCGCGCCGAGGAAGATCGCCTGCGTTTGAAGAAGCAGCAGGATGAACTCGACCAGCAGCGCCGCGATATGGAAGCGCAACAACGCCAGCAGCGTGAGCAGCAAGAAGAACAGCAGCGCCAGCAGCGCGAACGTGATGCGCAGTATCAGCGTGACCAAGAAGAATTGGCTCGCCTGCGCGCACTGGCTGCAGCACCCGCTTCGGTTGCAGACGTCATCACGACACCCGCCGTTACCAACACATTGCCAGCAGGTGCAGTCGAAGTTGATTCGGCTCCAGCGGCTGACGAAGTCGCCGACTCGAACATGCCGAGCGCCGCCGAAGTGGTCGAGGTCGTGGCCATGGCCTTCTGCGTCACCAATGACGAAGCATCGGCCTGGCTGCGCGCCCTGTCGTTCTAACAAACCCTGAAATCACCCCGGAGGCCGGCCAAAGTCGTCGGCTATGGAGTTAGGAATGAACGCTCAAACCCAGATTGCTACCGTACCAATGGACACAAGCCCGATGGGCCTGATCCTCAATCGCGACAGCATGCAGTCGATGACTGAACTCGCAGGCATCATGGCAGGCGGCAAAACCACCCTGCCGAAGCATTTCCACGGCAACACTGCCGACTGCATGGCAGTGATCATGCAGTCTATGCAATGGGGAATGAACCCATTCCAGGTTGCGCAGAAGACGTTCATCGTGAACGGTGGTCAGTTGAGCTATGAAGCGCAGCTGGTCAATGCGGTTATCACCACGCGAGCGCCGACCCTTGATCGAATCCATTACGAGTGGTTTGGCGACTGGGACAAGATCATTGGCAACTTCCGTGAAATCGAAAGCAAAAAGCAAATGGATGATCACGGACAGCCGAAGAAATACCGCGTCCCAAACTGGAACATAAACGACGAGAAAGGCCTCGGCGTCCGCGTCTGGGCTACGTTCGTTGGCGAAGACGCTCCACGCGAACTGACCACCTTGATGACTCAGGCTCGAACCCGAAACTCCACGCTCTGGGCGGACGATCCGAAGCAGCAGATCGCATACCTGGCCCTGAAAAAATGGGCACGTCTGTATTGCCCCGACGTGATTCTGGGCGTGTACACCCGTGACGAGCTGGACGACGGCTACGCGCTTCCGGAAACGGATGTTACCCCACGATCTACCAACGAAAAGCCAGCAGATGTGGGAGCTGCGTCGGTTCCTCAGGGCGACGCCACCGACGCAACTGCGGACCTGTTCGAGCAGCTCACAAAGATCGCTCAAGAACAAGGAATTGATGGCTACGAAAAAGCCTGGAAGGCACTCAAACCGCAGCAGCGTGGCGCAATTGGCGTGACACGTCACGGGGAGCTGAAGTCGATTGCACAGACAATTGAGGCAGAGTTCACAACCCTCAACGAAAGCTCAAACGGCAATGCGAACGACGATGTGCAAGGCGGCGAGCAATGAACGCCTCAGTAGACCTTCAACGCACCGAGCAGTGGCATCAGGACCGCAGCGGGCGCCTAACGGCAAGCAGGTTCAAGGATGTGATTGCTTGGGGTGATCGTGACAAGCACGGAAAGCGCAAGCCGCTCGCGGCTCGCACCACTTACATGCGCGAGTTGGCCTTCGAAAGACTGGCCAACCGATCGAAGCATTCGGTCAGCAGCAAGTCGATGGCGTGGGGTACCGAGGTCGAGCAGTCGAGTCACGACTTTTACGAAATTCTGACCGGCAACACCGTCATCAAATCGGGCTTTGTGGTTCACCCAAAATACGACTGGCTGGGCTGCTCGCCGGACGGCTTGATCGGCGAGGACGGCGGCATTGAATCGAAGTGTCCGTTCAATGAAGCCGTCCACGTTCGCACCTGGCTCGAAGGAATGCCGGACGAACACAAGCCACAGGTTCAGGGCTGCATGTTCGTCACGGGCCGGGAATGGTGGGATTTCCTGTCGTTCGATCCGCGCCAAGATGAAGACTGCCGCTTGTACATCGAGACCATCAAGCGCGATGACGAGTACATCGCGATGCTTCATCAAGAGCTGGTCCAGTTCAATTTGGAGCTTGGCCGGATGGTTGACGAAGTAGCGGATAAAGCGCGGGCACAAGCCCATCGATTAGGAGCCTGAGCATGATCAGCCTCAACCTCAACGCAGTTCGTGAAAAGCAGACTGAGTCGGATCGAATCGCGGCTGCGATGGCCGACTTCTGGGCGCGACCCGGCAGCACCTTCAAAGAGCTGCCGGCGGCGCGGATAAAGCCCAGGCCTGCACGGCGGCACTGGGTAGAACCCTGAAACGGTCCTCAAGCGACGGCCGAAGCCGATCTCGGCGGCCGAACGCAAGGCGCTGCGCAAAATGGCGGACTCGCTATGAAGTCGAAACGCAAACCCAACAACGGTTTCGCCCGGGCCGAACGCAGTTGCCGGGCGCTGCTGCGCACCAACCACGTCGCGGTGGTGAACATCGACCCCAGCGGCAGCCAGATCATGGCGAACTGGAAGAGCTGCAAGCAGATCCGCAGTCTGGCGATCGCCAACGCGATTTTCGATTTCTCCTACCGCTGGACGATCTACATCGCCGCCATGTGTCGAGACGAGCGCGGCGCCGAGTACATCGAGTCGGTGGAGATCTCGCCCGAGGGCATCTACAAGGTCGAGCGCCTGACCGATGCCATCGAGCATTACTACCTGGAACTGCGCAACAGCGCGAACCCGAACCATCTGATCGCATCGGGCTGGATCGCCATTCCGGACGAGATATCGATGGACGAAGCCCAAGCCGCGAAACTGTTCTACGCCGCCGGCGCCTGGCATTAGGTGAAGGTCGCAGCGTGAGACGTTTTCGCACCCAACAACGCAAACGACAGACCTGGCTGGACTTGCCGGCCAGCGGAATTGAAGAGGTAGGCCATGGCCGAAGTACAGGAGCCGACGAAGGAAGCCATCAAGCAGAAGAAAAAGCGCGAGAAGGCAGCAGCAAAGGATGCTGCATTGGGCGTCGAGAAGTTTACGGTTGAAGTGGCCGGGGTGTTCAAGCCCGACCTCAAGCGAGTCATGGCCGCGCACGGCATCAACAACCAGCAGGAGGTTTATCAACTGCTGCTGATGAACCTGATCGCCGCCGACTTCGATACCCAGGCCAAGATGCTGCGTTGTGTCACGACACCTTATGTAGTTACCGAAAAGGTGTCGCGACTGATTGAGGAGGCCGGCATGAAGTCGCTTGCCGACGATCCGCCAGAACCTGAAGACGAAATCGAAATTCCGAAATAACCCCTACCCACGCTGCGTATCCGGTCACGGAGGGCGGCGCCTGACTGGAGATAATCCATGACCCACAACTGCGCATACGTCCGGCAGCACTATCAGGTGCCCGCCGAAATCGGCCGCCGCGTCATCGCCTACGGCAAGCCCGGCGTCATCCTGGCAGATCGCGGTCACTACATCGGCGTGGTGCTGGATGAAGACCCGAAAAAACGGATCGGCAATTACCACCCCACCCACGAAATGCAGTACGGCGACATGGCCGATACGTTGCCGCTGAAGGAGTGGCTGGTCCTGCCGTTCAAGCATGACTGGGAGGACCTCGACTGGAACCGCGAGGCTCGCGAAGATCTGGTCAGGGTTTGGGCAGCCACTCGAAGTCAGGCCAAATACAAGGCCTACGAGCGGCTTCAGGATTACTGCCACAGCATCAAGGCGATGCTGCACTTCAAAGTCCGGCGGGCCTGAGCTTCCTCTGCCCGCCGAGATATTCGGGGTCAGTTTTTGTAACGGTTCAGATATCCATCAGCAATTAGTCGCTGGCCAAGTAATGCCGCACATGCTGGGTGAAGGGAGATTGTCTTCGCCGAGTGAAGCTCTACGTAACCATCGTAAAGAACGACGCCTTTCTCAATTTGCTTTCCGCACTCGAAACAGAAATCGACTCGGGTGAGGCTGTCGTAATGGAGCGTCGCGGTCTTCACATCAGCGAAATAAGTCATCTCTTATCCTCGATCCGGCCCCATGCCGGGCCGAACACAAATACCCCATTTATCAGGGTTGCGCTAATTAGAACGGCAGGATAGGCGGAAATGGTCGAGCACCCAGCTTGCGTCACTGATCAACCAGCCGCTGCGATCTCATCGCCGGAGCAGGCCACCCGACCAACTCACCCTTCACAGGAGGCTGCTGGGCGCGGCTCTGAAATACAGCGGTGTGGCTATCGACAATTGGGACCAGGTCGCGATCGTGCGTAGGTTGGAAGCGCTCACGCATCGCGGCGACATCGAATTTTTTGCCGACGTGCTCACCCAAAAAGCGCCGGCTGATTTTGTAGCGTCCGCAGTTGAAGCACACAAGGTCGTCCCAATCGCCGTAGATGCCCTTGCGGTACGCTTCCCCCCAGCAGATCCAACACATACATCTCATAACTCTTCTCCTGATGCCCAGATAGATTCGGGCAAAACGGCGAGGGTTCACTGAGAAGTGTTGAACGAGGGTGTCACCTGTCGGCTGGATTACGCGCTGCTCGGCGCTTCAACGATTCGGTGCGCCGATTCCATGTAGCTGGCCAGGTCGATCACCTCCCGAAGGAACACGACCACTTCCAGCTTCACTGCGTCGTCCGGCAGCCCTATCCGTTTCAGCATCGCTTTAGCGTCCTCTTCGATAGCCGCTAACGCATCCACATCGCTCTGCAACCTCATGTCGGCCTCCTGCCATTGTGAGATTGCAGATAGATACCCCACTTCTACGAATCACGCCAGCCGGCGAGGATCCCCTATGTCCGCACAACAGAAGAAACACCCCTTCGATTTCAAAACTCAATACGGACTCGGCTTCAGCACTCAGGACGATGAGATCGTTGTCGATTTCTTCTGTGGTGGCGGCGGTGCCGGTACCGGGTTGGAGATGGGCCTTGGCCGCGCGGTGAACGTCGCGAAGAACCACAGTCCGCAGGCGATCAGCATGCACACCGTGAATCACCCGGGCGCGGTGCATTACACGACCGACGTGTTCGATGGTGATCCGGATACGGAGTGCGGCGGAAAGGCCGTGGGCTGGTTCCACATGTCGCCGGACTGCACGCACCACAGCCAGGCCGCCGGCGGACAGCCGCGCAAGCGCGAGATCCGGAACCTGTCGTGGATCGGCCTGAAGTGGGCCGGCAAGAAAAAGCCTCGCGTCATCAGCTTGGAGAACGTGAAGCAGATCCTCCAGTGGGGGCCGCTGATCGCCAAGCGCTGCAAGTCGACCGGCCGTGTGATGAAGCTGGGCGGTGCCATTGCGGAGCCAGGCGAAGTCGTGCCGGTTCACCAGCAGTTCCTGGTACCTGATCCGAAACGTCGCGGGCAAACGTGGTCAGTGTTCGTCGCCGAGCTGCAACGCCTGGGCTACGCCGTTGAATGGCGGGTCATCAAGGCCTGCGACTTCGGCGCGCCGACCAGCCGCGAGCGACTGTTCATGATCGCCCGTTGCGACGGCCAGCCGATCGTGTGGCCAGAGCCAACCCACGTGAAGAACCCGGCCAAGGGCCAAAAGAAGTGGCGCACCGCCGCCGAATGCATCGACTGGACCATCCCGAGCAAAAGCATTTTCGACCGGGCAAAGCCGCTGGCGCCCGCCACCCTGCGCCGGATCGCCAAAGGCATGAAGAAATTCGTCATCGATGCCGCTGACCCATTCATCGTGCCGATCGCGAACTGGTCCGGCGAAAGTGTCCAGTCTGCCCATGAACCGCTGCGCACTGTAACGTCCTGGCCGCGTGGCGGATCGTTCGCCATGGCCAGCCCAATCATCGCACCAGCAACCCATCAGGGCAGCGACCGGGTCAACGATCCACACGCCCCGCTGCCGACGGTGACCTGCGCAAATCGCGGCGAGCTGACGCTGATCAGCCCTACCCTGATTCAAACAGGCTACGGAGAGCGCGTAGGTCAGGTGCCACGCGTGCCCGGTCTCGATCAACCGCTGGGCACCGTGGTCGCCGGCGGCGTGAAACACGCGCTCGCCGCTGCGCACCTGGTGAAGTTTCGCTTCTCGGACGAAGGCAAGGCTCTCGACGAACCGCTGCCGACCATCACCAGCGGCGGCGACTACAAGCGCCCGGCCGGTGCCGCTCACGCCATGGGTATCTCAACCGTATTCATGGCCCAGATGAACGGCGGGTTCAACACCACCGACGCCAAGAGCGTCGACGATCCGATGACCACGGTGACGAACACCGGCAGCCAGCAGCAGCTGGTGACGGCAAACCTGGTGCACCTGCGCGGCAACTGCGATGCGCGGGACGCCGCCGATCCGCTGCACACCATCAGCGCCGGCGGCAATCACCACGGCCTGGTCACTGCCTTCATGGAACGTCAGTTCGGCGCGAGCGTTGGCCAGGGTGTGGACGAACCGGCGCCGACCATCACTGCAGGCGGTGGCGGCAAGAGCTCGCTGGTCGAGCTGCAGCTCTCGCCAGAGGTTGAGGCCGGCGCACTGCGGGTCGCCGCGTTCCTGATCAGCTACTACGGCACCGAGAACATGAGCGCAGCCGACGCGCCAGCGCCAACGATTACCACCAAGGATCGGCTGGGCCTGGTAACCGTCACCATCAAAGGCACGCCGTACGTGATCGTCGACATCTGCCTTCGCATGCTTCAACCGGCAGAGTTATACAAGGCTCAGGGCTTTCCCGCCGACTACATCATCAGTCACGGTGCCGACGGCAAGCCATTCACCAAAACCCAACAGGTCCACATGTGCGGCAACAGCGTCAGCCCGCCGCCGATGGCTGCACTGGCACGGGCCAATGATCCGTGGAGAAGTGTTGAGCGCCAACTTGTGGCGGCTTGAGGTCAAATTAAGGTCGCGGCCCTTTCCGAGCTGATCAATGGAATCGTGCCGCCGCCTTGCTGCGATGCGAGCCAGCGCCGCGTCTCTTCAACATTGAATTTCCAGTTGTGCTCTTTGAAAAGGGCTATTGCTGTGCCTGATAGCCGGTACTCGCCGCACTCAGGGCAGGCAAGTTGCTTGTAGTCACCAGCAGCTGGCACCTCTTTTGATTCGGTGGAGCAGACAAAACATTCCATACGCACCTCCGTTGTGGTCGTTCAACTGTAGCTGATTTCCCACCCTCCACCGCCCGGGCATGCCCCGGCATAGGCCGCCATCCATGCTGAACATCTTCTGGCGAATCATCGCCCTATCCAAAACATATTTATGTACGGAACAGGGTCAATCTCTCTTCCCTTTTGGGCTGACGCTGGGATCAAATGTATTGAAACTCTGCCCTAAATAGAACATTTTTGAATCATTTTTGATTACGACACCTTCGATCTTGGCAAACTTTGCTTCTGGCCGCTGTTTCGACAAGTACCTAATCAATAATGAATTTTCTTTTTGATAATCTAAAACCGCCCATCTTTCATTATCAATTAACACATACGGCAGATCGGAGGCACTGGTATTGAATACCAGAAGATCTTTCGAATAACCTAAAGTTTTGGGTATCGCAAATATAGCTACAAACAAGCTGGTCGCTAGCGCCAAAAACATCAATGGCTTTTTCTGTACGCCCTTCCTGAAGCAGCAATAATAGGTAGCGATCACAACACCCGTCGCCATTAACATTAGCATATTAAACGCAATTTCCCGGTTCAAATCCGCCGGCAAGCCATCAGGACGTTTATAGGTAAAAAATGAGGTGCCAGCAAAATAAACAAACATTATTGCGCTGCTAAACCAATACCAATACTTGAGCCGCCTTTCATTAATAGGCGATAACATAAAATAGCAAAGTATCGCTACAGGCCCCATGAGAAGAAAAGGCTCTAGGGCTTTAAGAGAGTAAGCGCTGGTCGATACGTTATATGAGTACCACTCCACCCCAACACCTGAAAGGTACGCATTGTAATTCGTATAACCATTCAGGAATGACACTCCCACAATGGCTGCGATCACACCAGCTATGTCTCCGGACAATTTAAACCTGTTTTTTTCTTCTGTACTTTCCACTACTACTGCGCTCCTTGTACTGCGAATTCACGAAGTATCCTTCAACACACACTTAAAGTCAGCCGCTATAGCGGCAAGGACGACCCATGTCTCAAATAAAGGAACGGCCGATCCTGTTCTCGGCGCCGATGGTGCGCGCCATTCTGGATGGACGGAAGACGGTCACGCGGCGACCGGTCAAGGTTCAGCCGCATATCGACGCCAGTGGCAATTTCTGTGTAGGACGCTCCAACTACGGCCAGGACGGTTACGGCAAACCTGTGACCAAGCACTTCATCAAAGACTGCTGCCCCTATGGCAAGCCCGGCGACCGGCTGTGGGCGCGCGAGACCTGGTACTGCGATCACAACGAGGTCATGCGCGGCCCCTACCTCAAACCGAACGACTTGGATGTGAGCGAGGCACGCGACGACGGAACGCTGGTGTACGCCGCCGACGGGCTGTCCCCATATGAAGCCGATCAGCCAGGGTGGAAGCCGAGCATCCACATGCCGCGCTGGGCCTGCCGCATCCTGCTGGAGATCACCGACGTGCGCGTCGAGCGGGTGCAGGACATCAGCGACGATCAGGCCCAGGCCGAAGGCTGCTTCTTCACCGATTACGGGCGCAAGTGCGGTCACTCCGGGAAGGGCTGGACCGGGGTCGGCGACTGCCCCGCGCCGAAGGAACATCACCCGCAGCGCGACGGCTGGATGTGGGACAAGACAACCAGTCATGAACAATGCCTGTGTGCGCCACGCTGGGCTTTCGCCAACCTCTGGAACTCGACCGGCGGCGACTGGGACGCAAACCCGTGGATTTGGGTCGTCGAGTTCAAGCGGGTGACGCCATGATCGCCCTCGCCTGGTTCGCCTACGTGTATTGCTACAAGGGGCCGCGGTGATGAGTGACGCAACCAAATACGGAAAGGAGTTGTGGCTGCTTCTCGCACCCACATTCAACGAGACGACCGCCATGGATGGTTTTCGCAACCATCCGGAAAAAGCCCAAGCCTTTGCGGGATTCATCGCGGCGGCATGCGGCGGGATGCTTGCCGAGACTGGCCGCGAATCCACCATGGCGGTGCTCGCCGCCATTGCGCAGCACGTCGAGAGCATCAAACCCGGCTCGGAAACAACGCACTAACACTCCCCGCTTACCCCTCCCCCAACTCAACAGCCTGCCGGTGTACGGCGGGCGCACATCTGGAATAAATCCATGACCATCACTGCACCGGTCATCCGTTACCACGGCGCTAAGTTCAGGCTGGCACCATGGGTGCTGCAACATTTCCCACCGCACACCTGCTACGTCGAATCGTTTGGCGGCGCGGCCGGCGTACTGATGCAAAAACCTCGATCGTATGCAGAGGTTTACAACGACCTGGACGGCGACATCGTCAACCTCTTCCGCGTATTGCAGGATTCAGTCACCAGATCGGAACTCACCGAACGCCTCGTTTTCACGCCGTACTCCCGTGAGGAATTTGAACTGTCGTGGGAGCCAAGCACTGAGCCCATCGAGCGGGCTCGGCGAACCATCATTCGCGCCCAGATGGGTTTCGGATCTGCCGGCGCGACAAAGGGTGTGACCGGATTCCGCATAGACACGAAACGGCAATACGGCACAGCCCAGTCACTTTGGGCCTCCTACCCCGAACAACTCGCTGAGGTTGGCCAACGCCTGAGTGGCGTGCTGATCGAAAACCGCCCGGCGATCGAGGTCATCAAGGCGCACGACGGGCCGCAGACTCTGCACTACGTAGATCCGCCCTACGTGCATGACACCAGGTACAAAGGCGCGTCGAGCGGCCGGTACTACAAGCACGAAATGGACGACGCCGCGCACCGCCAACTGCTCGGTGTTTTACTCGAGCTAGAAGGGATGGTTGTGTTGTCCGGCTACCCCAGTGATCTCTATGCCGAATTGCTGCCAGGTTGGGTCTGCTACAGCACCTCAGCTCGGATCAGTGCAGCGCGTGGTACCGCAAGTCGAACTGAATGCATCTGGCTAAGCCCCGCCTGTATCGACCAGGTCAGCCAGATTGGCTTGGATCTCGGCGAAAGAGCCTAACCCCATCACCACCTTTGCCGCCAGGCGCGGCATGGAGCATCACAATGGCAAAAATTCTGGCCCAGATCACGGTCAAGTTGCCGCGCCTTATGGAGGCAGGCGAATACAGAAAGCTCCGCTACGTCGGCGGCAAGCCGAGTTTGCAGCAGTTGAAAAAATGGATTGAGGAAGGCGAAGTGGTAGGAGAAGTAAAAGGCGGGATGTATTTCGTGGATGTGCAGGCGGCCGTGATGGGGTCAGATGATCCCCTGCTGGCCAAGATGTTGGAGATAGGCTGATGGCTGCCCGGCCGCGCACGCTCAAAAACAGGAAGCTACCGCCAAATCTTTACCCGAATGGTAAATATTTTCGGTACCGGAACCCCATCACCGGTTTGATGACCAGCATCAACCGTCCACTTGAGGAGGCAATCAAGCTCGCACACGCCGCAAACCTCAAGGTAGCGGCGCTGGTCGTCGATGACGGCGCCCTGCTGACCCTGTTGACCGGCGACCGGTTGCCAACGGTGAGCAACCTGCTGCAGCGGTTCAATGACGAATGGCTGGTGGACAAGGGATATGCGGCGCGGACACTGGAAGAGATCAAATTCAAGCTCGAGCGATACCGGCAAGATCTCGGCGATCGCCTGATCGGGCAGATGGACGTGCTCGCCATGGCCGAATACCTGGACCAGTTCAGCAACAACGCCTACACGAAGCATCGCGGGCTGTGGGTGCAGATCTTCGCTTTCGCCGTGGCCAAGGGGTTGGCCGAGCGCAATTGCGCCGAGCTGACGCTGGTAAAGAAGGAAGCCGAGAAGAAGCGCCAGCGGCACACGCTGGAAGGACTACAAACGATCATCGGCGCGGCGACCACGCCGCCCTGGCTGAAGCGGGCAATCCGCCTGGCACTGGCCAGCCTCCAGCGCCGCGAAGATATCGTGACCTGGCTGAAGTCGGCGGTCGACATGGACAAGAACACGCTGACCGTGTCGCCGGGCAAGACGCAGGGCTATGACAATCCGGTTCACCTTAAGATCATGATGGGCGCCGCGCTGCGCGAAGTCGTCGGCGAGTGCCTGCGATCGCCGCTGGTGTCGCCTTATTTGATCCACTACAAGCCGAAGGCCCGGCGACGGGAACAGATCGACGCGAAGGACCACTGGACGTCGGTAACGCCGGATTATCTGACCAAGGAGTTCAGCAAGGCCCGCGACGCTGCCCACGCTTATGACCATGTGCCCGCCGGTGAGCGCCCCACTTTTCACGAGATCCGCGCTTTAGGTGCGTGGCTGTACGAGCAGCAGAACTTCCCACAGGAATACATCCAGGCGCTGCTGGGCCACGCGGACGAGAAGATGACGAAGCACTACCAGGAGGGACACGGCGACAAGACGATAGACTATGTTGAGGTGAGCGCCGAACTGGCGTTCTGA